ATGCCACTAGAGGAATTACAACAAAACTTTAATGGATTCAAAAAGATAAATGAAGGTATGTGATGGAAGAAACAAAATACGGAGTATTACTATTAAGAGCACAACCATTTCACAATGGACACAATAGCATTGTGCAACAGATTATCAGAGATGGTAAAATACCAATCTTGATTCTTGGTGGAATGGGTAAAGTTGATGACAGGCATCCGTTAAACGTATATGAGCGTACTAATCTAATAGAACTTATATACAAAAAATATCAAATCAAAGTAATTGGTATGATGGATTTTGTTAGTTGGGATAAGTGGTTTAGAGCGTTGACTAATGCAGTATTAGATATCACAAAAGGTAGACATTTTACACTATACGCTCACGAAAAACCTGAGGATGGTAGAGACTTTACTTTTCAAAGCGTAGAGTATAAAAATGAATCTCATAACATTTGCTTTAAAGTTAATAATATTCCTATTAGATATTGTGAAACATACCATGATAGGACAGGAAATGTAGTTTCTGCTACTAAAATTAGGGAAGACAAAAGCTATGCATCAACACATTTAGATGCTAGAATTTATAAACAATTAAAAGAATGGGAGTTTTGGAAATGTTAATAATGCTTAACATATTGTTACTGTTAGTATTTGTGCTAGCTACGGTTGAATCTGTAACAGAAGGAACATTAGGGGTATTTATTTTTTGTGTGACAGGAATATTGGTCTCTATGTCTATATTGGAAGTGGTGAAAAAACGTAATTACATACACTTTAGGGATAATAGCTACACAAATTATTCTAATAACATAGATTATAAACATTGGCTATTGGACAATCCAAAGGATGATGAATGATAGAAGATAAATTACTACAAGGGTTGTTTGTGGTCATAGCAATTACTATTGCATTCACTATAATAGTATTATGGGTTATTGGAGTCAGCTACTTCTCAACAATCTTTACTAATCTTGATTTTGGTTGGGCATTTTCATTATTGATACCTACGTTAATTATAGGATTTGTAATAGGAGTAGTCGCGTAAAAATATCTAGAAGGAAATTAAATGATAGAAGCTTCAAAATATTGGGACACACATAAAGATAGTATAGAATATTCATACTTTGAAATGGGATTTGAGAAAGCATTACTGGTAATAGAAGATAAAGTAGAGAAAGAAATAATAGCAACATCAAAAACAAATAACGCAAACTTAGTAAGAACATCACTAATAAAACTACTAAAAAGAGTTAAGTTGAAAATATTAGGAATGCTAGCAGTGCTACTTCGTCCGACAATGGATATTTCAAATTTAGCAAGATACAAATCCATTACACACAATAGTAACTGGTACTTTATTGATACGATTAATATACAGAGAACATTTGATAGTGGTAGCATTAACTATAAACCAATAGACTTAATTGAGAAAATGTTTTATAAGTATGATACTTATTTATTGAGATTGAGATATAAGAAGGAAACTAAATGAAACAAGTTAAAATTAAAAAGATTAAACCTTTAACAGAACCAAGATTTATAAAGACTCGAGAAGTTACATATAAACGCAAAGGTCACAAGAAGGCAAAATGGGAGATGGTAGTAGCAAATGATTCTGTACATGCATTGGTTCTTAATACGGATACCAACAAGTTACTATTGGTGAACCAAACTCGTATACCTGTAATGGTGAATCAAGATACTGATGGTGTAACATTAGAATGTTGTGCAGGTATTATTGATAAATATGACTATTGGGATGATGACTACAAAGCACAACTTACAGCCATCGATGAGGTTCAAGAAGAATTAGGTTATCAATCTGAAAGGGATAGCGACATGATTCAAATTGACAAGATTATCGGCTCAACTGGAATGACAGGTTCTTCTCAATATCTATTCTATTGTGAAGTTGATAATTCAAATTATGTCGGTCAACAATTAGAACCAGAAGAAGATATTAAAGTAGTAGAAATTGATGCCACACAAGAATGCATTAAAAACCTACTACAAAATACACACAACACAGATGCAGTAACTAAATACTTATTGTCTTGGTTCTGTATGAATAAACTATAATAAGAGCCCGTGTGGTAGAAATAAGCTATAGAACATATTGTATGTGGGGAGCAATGAGTAATACCTCACTAAGTAAAAGTACATACCCTAATGGACAAGCTAGATACTGGTTCAGAGAAGGTGGACAAAATTACAAAACACTAACATAAAAGGAAAACAAGATGAGCAATAATATAGATGATTTTTGGAATGAAGTAGCAGTACTTCAGACTATTGCAGGTACAGGAATATCTGTAAAAACAAAAGAGTACAAAGAATACGAAAATGACGAAAGAACTCTAGGCTCTCTAGTAGAGAATAAGTCCTCGTCAAATCGTACTAAAAAAGAAAAAAACAAGTGCAATTCTAAGACGCAATAGAATAGTACGACTATGATAGGCATATCAATAGACACAGGACCACCTAAAATACATAGTAAAAAATGAAATGAAGTAATGAAAAGAAGTGACACAAGATAAACAAGACGAGAAGCATGAATATATGAAAGAGCATTCGCCAGAGTATACTAAATGAAAGATTGAGGTTGGCAATAACAAAAAGAAAATGCGAACGGCAGAAAACAACAAGATATACACTGAAGTCTTAAAAATAATGTTAGATAAAGACAACATGTCTTGTGGCTGACATATGTGGCTAAATGGAATATCAGCAGTTACAGACTATATAGAGAAGAATTATACAAGAAAGAGTAATAATGAAAAACAGAACACTACTGTCAGGTGACAGCTATAAATATGGACATCCGTTCTTATTAAAAAAAGATGCAATGTACCAATATAACTATATGGAGGCAAGACATTCAAGCTCATCACATATTATATTTACAGGTATGCAGTACTACATTAAAGAATTCTTGATGAAAGTACCAAGCAAGAAGCTAATTAAAAGAGTAGCACGTATGGCTAAAAATCACGGTGTACTATTTGACAAAAATATGTGGAAGCATATTAATAAACTAGGGTACTATCCTGTAGAGATTAAAGCTATTCCAGAAGGAACTAAAGTGCCAGTTGGTGTACCTGTAGCTACGTTTACAAATACTGACCCTAGATGTATTGGATTAGTAGGCTTTCTTGAGACTTTATTTATGAAGGTATGGATGCCTACAGCAGTTGCTACGCAGAGTAACGAAGTTAAACAGATGCTATTAAAATATGGTTCGCCAGAATGGGCTGAGTATGCTTATCACAACTTTGGTTCTCGTAGCACCACATCGTTAGAACATGATATGATTGCCGGGTACGCCCACTTGACACAGTTTAAAGGAACTGATAGTTTTTCATCTTTATTCTTTTGTGAAGATTATTATGGACAACCAGACGATTTAGCTGCAGGGCATTCAGTATTAGCTACAGAGCATTCAATTACGACGATGAATGGTATTGAAGGAGAAGAAGAGTTTGTTTACACAACTCTACTTAATAATCCTAAAAGTAATATTATTTCATTTGTAGGTGACTCTTATGATATTTACAAGTTTACACAATTTGTAACAAAACCAGAAGGACGTATCCGTAAGTTACTTGAGTCTAGGGACAATCAAAAGCTAGTTATTAGACCTGATAGTGGAGAACCAATTGAAGTGCTTACTAAAGTTATTACTATTATGAAAGATAATAATTGTTTTGATTCTGAACTTGGTGGAAAAGCATTATCTACAAGGTATGGACTACTTTGGGGGGATGGAATAACAATTGAAACAATTGAACATATTATGCAATACTTTACTAATATTGAATATCAGCAATTTATGTTTAATAGTGCCACAGGTACATTAAAAACTAAGTTCAGAAATATGCTACTACTGGCTGCTGAAAACTTTGTATTTGGTTCTGGAACAGATCTAATCAACAGTAAAAATAGGGATACACATGGATTTGCAATTAAGTGTTCAGAGATTACGCTAAAAGACGGATCTACTATAGATGTATTTAAAGATCCAGTTACGGATAATGGCAAAGCTTCACGTAAAGGTAAAGTTACTACATACTTAGATAGAAACTACAAAGATTATAGGGTAGGACTTGCGAATGAGTGCCGGATCGCAGAAGGCGAACATGTAGCACTAGTTAAACTTTTCAAAAATGGAAAACTTTATAACAAAGCAACATTAAACGAGGCAAGAGGAAGAAGCTAGTTTTTAGCAGCGAGGATTAAAAGATGACAAAACAGTTTAGAATGTTAATTGACTATATAGAAATATCAAAAACAATAAGAGACGAAGACACATCTCCGTTTGTTACTTCATTGCGAACATCTCCGAAAGAACATAAATGTTTACTCTATACAGAAGATATGTACATAAATCTATATACAAACGACATATATATAAATACAGCACTTGATGAAGTAGTTTTTTGGACAAAGTATAAATAAATAGAGTATAATACATAAACTTATGAAAGGAGATTATCACAATGAACAAAGTTGAAAATATGATCATGGAAACGAAAATTAATGAGTGGGGCGATATTTAGTTTATTTGGATGGCATGGCTTAATTATTAGTAGCAGCCCTACATGACTTTAAGGTGTAACTGGAAGGGAATTTGATAGTATCATCCGCAGCCAGTATAAATAAAGAGCAAGGGAAACTATAACTACACATATCATCGTATAGCTCAGTGCATTAAGAAACGGCAGACTATTAATCTGTTAGTGGCGAAACGTTGCGAACTTCTACGATAGCAAATATGTGTAGCTTTAAATATATTCACGATGCAAGTTGGAAATATTCAGCTATACTTCATTAACAAATACTAAACAGAAATATCCTACAGATAGTATAATCAGCATATATATCACGCAATACAATAATAATATAATAGATTGTACTTTCTATAGGGTATTATTCCCTAATAATTAACGGTTGAGTATACCGAATAAATACTCGTGGATTTTAATTGACTAGCAGGAAAGACTGCTTAAAGAACCAGCTTACACTTAGCTATCTGAGTCGGATAATAAACTGGTTCTAATTATCTATGTGCATATTTATGTGGATATAGATAATTAATAGTAAATAAAAAGGATACTACAATGTATAAGAATTTAAGTTTAACACATGATAATAGAAAAATATTTTTTTTAAAAGTAACAAGACCAATTTATCTTTGTCATAAATATTTAAGTATATGCTGCGACTTTGACAGGAGGATGTATTGTATTCTAAGGGAAGAAACACAAAACGTTATGAAAGAGTGTACAGACGAGATAAAATTATGGACAAAAGACGCACAATGACAAAACAAATAAATATTAACAATCGTTTAAAAGAGAGGAATAAAAGCAGACTAGGAATATATTATGGAACTGTTAACAAAATATTACAAACATATATGTACGACACAATACAAGTACGAATAATGGGAATGTATATTGGGTTTATTAATAGAAAAACAGGTGTTATCTATCGTATTGGAGACAACAATAATTTTGACAAAGAAGGAGGATACAATGCATAACAATAAATATAAAAATTATAAATTCTTTATGAACAATTTTAAGGAAAAAGATACATCAGTAATAACAAATATATTTTCTATTCATTTTATTAATAGGAAATGCATAGGTCTGTATGACTATATTACAAATAAAAATAGGATATATAGGTGTCCATATTGTCTAGAACAGTTATCAGAATATGAGTACGATAGCAATCCAATATATACATACGGATGCTATATGTGTGCAGATAGAAGAAATTAATACATGAAGAAGCAACTATCACTTAAGTCAAGAACTTATATAGTAGGTGATTCTATACATATTAGGACAACAAAAGTACCATTAAATATGTATAGATCAATTAGAACTGAATTATGCAAATATAATTTTTATTTAGCTTCAGAAATTATGTTCACTAAAAATATTAGATTACAACATGTTATAACATTGTGATATACTATCGTAAAATATTTACATAAGGACGATAACAAATGAGACAATTTAGCTTACTAATAGGAGAGAATAATGACATATACTACATAAAAGATAGAGAAAACAAGATAGTAGATATATTCTACTCAAAAAATGAATGCACAAATAAAATACAACAATTAAATAAATCAAAGGAAAACAGTGAAATTAATAAGCAAAGATGGAAGATTCGCCGCAGTAGTGAACAGTAGAAAAGGAAAAATTATTGTAAAAAATGGCTTTGTGTCATTTACAAAAGGAAACATTTCTGGTGCAGAAAAAGTAAGACCAGATATTTTAGAGAACTATTTTAATGTTCCAGAGAAAGTAGCATCTTGGTAAGATGACGCACTCTGAAATTAAAAATGCAGTATACATGTCAATGTTTGCATATACAACGCACAGGAAGAATAAACTATCACTAGATAATTGGTTATATAATAACGAAGTTAGAAGAACCAACAAAATAGCAAAAGAAATTATGATTGCATATAATAAGATGGAATCTGAAAGACGATAAAAGGAGAAAGATGGAATACACAATTACAATTACAGCTGACGGTGCTACATTTGTACCGACAAGAAAAAAGTAAATAAGGAATATATATGAACATGCAAGTATTATTATTGTCGATAGGATATATAGTTGCGTCATATTATATATTTAAGAGATACATATTATACGTTAGAGAAGAAGAAAGCTGCGAAGCAGAGAAGCTTATAGAAAAAGTTAACAAAATAAATAGAGCAAAAAGCGAAATAGAATTCAATAATAATTATGACAAAATAATGGACAAACTTACAGATGGGAATCATTCAAGAAATAGCAAATCACAAGATATAGCACAACAAAATGATACAAGAGGCGATACAAAAAAGAAGCAAAAAGAAAGCAAAAAGAAAGCACATAACAAGAAGAATATAAAGCAACATAGAAAAGTTATACGAAACAGAGATAGACTTAAGCGTAAGCATAGCGAAAAAGCTACTGTATCTAAAGAGCTTAGAGATGCTACACTAAGTAGGGATAATTATATGTGCGTGCTTTGCTTTAGCTCCACAAGACTAAACATACATCACAAAACATACAAGAATGTTCCAAACGAAGAGCCTGAAGACGTAGTAACTCTATGCGAAGAATGCCACACTAACTTGCATAATGATATAGGGTTTCCGCAAAACTATAAAGATAAAGAGAATATATTATATTGGAGATAGAATGTTACCATTCTACTCCGTAGCCATCTAAGCTTTTATCGAGATCCATAATGTTTGAAGCATTAATATTCTTAGATGAATTTATTCCTACTCGCTTTATTGGTGATGGATTAACTTTCTGAACAGGCATTGTTCTAGTTTTAGCTATATTTGTTTTTTTTACACTAACTTTCGAGCTAAATAGTGTGCCAGCATCAGATGCTGACTGAACAAGTCTACCTGTATTTCCTGAGATAATACTGTTAACAACAGGCGTATCTCCAATATTAGGAATAATGAGTTTTCCGCCTAGACCAGTATTTGATCTTGGTCCATATTTTGAATAATCAATATGTTTGTCACTAGACTGTCTACTATTAAGTGGAAGACTCATTCCGTCATTACTGGATAGATATCCGTCTACAGAACCAGGTGAGACGTAACTATAGTTTCTATTTGCGAATGGCAATGACAGCCCATCTTCTTTAGTTAGATATGTCTGATTATGAACAGTAGGTTGCTCTATATCAATTAAATCTTCTGGCTTGGCATTAAGATAGCTTGATGAATCTTTTGCATAACTAGATGATGGTGCGTTGTTGCTTGATATGTATTTATTGTTTCCAGTCTTTGGATACGAATCTGTAAATATATCATTGATACCTACAGACCTAAATAAGTTAATAACTGATTGATTTGGTTTGTACATTTATTTGTTTCCTTATATTATTATGGTTTAATTAGTTTCCGAATACATACTTAACATTCATTGGCCTGCCTTTGTATCCTTCCCATCTAGCACGAGTCTCCATAAATATTTTTTTCTGAGATTGGGACAAATCATTATATCTTAGTTTATCTACATCTATACCTTTTCTTCTGTATTCAGACAATATACTGTCATACATTTTAGTATCAGTTTGGTATTGCCTGAAAGCTGAAGATATTGGAGTAGAATTATATCTCTTACTTGACATTAAAGAATCCATTGCTTTCCATCCATCATCAGGAGTAGCAAAATACAATTGAGCTCTATCGCCTTTGTCTCCAGTATTGCTCTTAACAATTGCAGCAGCATTATATAATAGTTTTCCAGACATTCCTGTAATATTTCCAGGGTTGTTATTATCTGTTGATTTGTTTATTTTACTTCTTTCTCTAATGATTGTTGGTGTACCATTAATAACATGAATTGAACCATTAGATGGTAAATATTCAATACTGCTATCTACATTATAAAATGAATCGCCACCTAATCCAGGTCCTGTAGATAAAGACATTCTATCTTGAGGTAAAACATCTCTTGCGTGAGCAGGAATATCTTGATATGGTATAGTCTCATTTGAATGTATAAGATTTAAATGAGACTTTGGAACAGAGATGCTTGGAACAGTATGTAGGTTGTATCCTCCAAGGCCAGAAGGATTATCTTTTCTGGAAACATTTCTAGATAAATCAAATCCAGATGTACCTGTAATCTTCAATGGCATACTTAAATCTCCTATATTATGTGATTTTATTATGCTATTATACCAAACTTAAACAAAAAGGACACACATGAACAACACAAAAGAAGCATGCAGAGACTATGAGCTAATGCTACTGAATGCAGCAAGATATTCAGGAAACAAGAAAAAAGAACAGAAAATATTTTCAGCGTCTATGGTAGGAAACGACTTGCTGCAAAATTATTATAAATATATGTACGGATCTTCTGACCAGCAGAAATTCGGAGCAAACACATTTGGTTCAATATATCAACTAGGTGTGGACAAAGCTATTGAGGACTCAGAACTATTCTCAGAAAGATACACTAGTGCCTTCAGACATCAAGTTACACTATCTAATGGATGGATTATATCTGGAGAGATGGACCAAATAGATAATAAACTAAAGGTAATATTTGATAACAAAGTAACAACTGGTTCCAAAATTAAGACACTAAAGAAAGAGGGAAAACATAGTCAATATGCACTACAAATGGCAACGTATCAGTACTTGCTATACGACTACCAAAAGAATATATTAAACATAGAAGAACCTGATGTCTACTCTGCAGTACTTGCAATTATAGACAAAAAACATACTCTTTTTACAAAGAAAGTTGAATTCGAACAACTTACATTTATGGAAATGGATACTTTTGAAATAGATGAAATGAAAACTATACTATTAGATAAAACTAATGAGTTGCAACAATATATTGATTTAGGTCAAGAACCGGCTCAATGTGATAATCTATTTTTCTTTGGACAAACAGGATCTAGGAAACCATATAGATGCTTACATTTTTGTGACTTCTCATCAAACTGTAAATATTTTGACAAAAGTGGGAAAATGAAAATGAATACGTTAATGGGGCTATAGTTAGATACACAAAAATTATAAGGAGAAAATACATGCTAAAGCAATTACTTATTTTTGAAAAAAGTAAATATGATCTACGTGAGTTCCCACATGCAATTAGCTGTAGTAATGGTCACGAACTACAAATAGAAATATCTGATTATCACAATATGTTGCCAGGTGGAGATTATGTGCTATCTAAAAATAAATATCTAAATACAGAAGGAGGATATAGCATTGGGGAAACATATACAATAGATGATGAACTACTTGCATGTGACTATCAATATTCTGAATTTGAAATATATTGGAGTGAATAATGAATAAACAGATTAGACTGAATATTAATACACAGTACTCTGCCTATATTTCGTCTACAAACGGTAACGAAAAGCAATATATTGACAAGTATAAAAATGAATTTAATCTTATTCATGAAAAATTTATAGGACTAGAATATGAGTGGTATGAATCAGAAAATACAACAACACGTATAAAAACATTACTTAACTGCTCATATCAACACTCAGAATTTATATTTTATTGGAGAAAAGATGAAAAAGCAATCATGTTTGACTAAAGAATTTATTGATATAAATAACTATATGGATGGGTTTGAAAATATGGATAATGAACATTATGTTAATCATAAAGCATGTAGATACTGTAGCGATGAGAAAGACAAGACAATTACGATGATACAAAATAATATTACACCATACAAGAAGGACGATTGGATTAAAAATGGTTAAACAGTTATCAACATCAAAAGATGCAGTTGAAATAAGTACTTTTGGAGTAGACAATGAAATGTCAAGAAACACAAGACATAAGGCAGTATATTATATTGGTGATAAAGAAGGTAAATTATTAACAATGACAAAACCATTAATTACACCATACAAGAAGGACGATTGGATTAAAAATGGTTAGGCAATTAAATGTAAGCAATAAACATCTAGTAGTTAATATAGAACTAGAAGATAGTGGACATATCTACTCAAAGCACAAATACTTAAGCTCTATATTTGAAAAACAAACACTTATGGAATTTGTTTTATGTATCAGTAACAAGCTATGCTCTAATAAATATTGGAAAAAAGATATGGAACAAACGCAGAAGCACTAACAACTACATATTATAATATTGTAGCAAACACAATAAAGGAGCAACGTATGGATTTTAAATTAAGGCAGTATCAAGTAGAAGCTATTGATGCTATAGAGGGGAACATATTGTTCGGAGAAAAGAATATTATACTAAAGGCAACTACTTCATTTGGAAAGTCGTCAGTAATAGCAGGACTATGTGAACGCTTCAACGACAAAAGTATTTCTATTATTGTTAATATTGAGCCTCTAATAGACCAAATAGCTGTTTTCTTGAAACTACTTAATATAGACTATTCAATACTAAAGGCAGGGCGAGAATCTGAATTTAGAGCGTCATCAAGAGTTCATCTTATCATGTCTCAAACATTATATGCAAGACTTGATAAGCTAGATATAAAATCTGATATATGTATCATAGATGAACGTCATATAGAGTATGATACAAAAAGAACCGGAGATGTGCTTAAACACATAACTCCTGACGTAATCATAGGAATGACTGCTACACCGTATAATCAAGCTGGTTTTGCACTAGCAAATGCAGAAATAGTTGAGACAGCAGATACTAACTGGTTAACAGAACAAGGGTATTTGTCTAAAGTAAACTACTATGTACCAAGATGGGCAGAAAAAGTTGACTATTCATCTGTTAGCAAGTCTGGCGTAGACTACAATCTATCATCACTAGACTCAATCATCAATTCAAAATCAAACATTAGCAAAATTGTAAAAGCAATGAACGATATGAAATGCAAAGATAAGAAAACGCTAGTGTTTTGTACGACAATAGACCAATGCAACTTAATTGCAGAAGCACTTAGTAAGGACGGATATAGTGCGAAGGCTTATCATTCAGATAATTCAAAAAATGAAAATGAATATATACTTGATTCATTCAAGAACAATACTAAATTATTTGCTAATACAAGCGAAAATAAGACACTTTTTGATGAAAACGAACTATCTGTAGATAAAGACGCAGTTAAGTGCTTAATATCCGTTTCTAAGCTAACTACAGGGTTCTCTGTAAACGATATTGATATTGGAGTATCGCTTAGACCTAGTAAGGTGCGTTCGCTTGTAGAGCAGATTATAGGTAGAGTTAGAAGAACGTCAAATTCTTTAGATGAGCTACTATCTAAGTATTCAAATGTTAAAGGCAAAAAAATTGCATTTGTATGCTCTGCGTACAATGAGAAAACAAAAATTAAAACTCAACTAAAGCAACTTAAAGCATCACATATAGATGTATTTGAATACAAATCAGAACCAGATGAATACGATATAGTAGAGTGCAATGTTAGACCAAATAAGGAATATGGTGAATATTTAGATCTAGCACAAAATATTAACACGCATGGTTTTCCTGAAGAAACTTACTATGCACCTGAATTTACTGGCTTTCACACTCAAGATAAGCAAAACCTTGAGGAAGCAACTAAAGACCTAAAAATGGACCATCTAATGGCTACAATAGGGTCAGATAAACCAGAGTGCATAACGAGAGATGGATACAATATAAAAATAGAGCAGATAAAGAAAGATTCAACAAAATTAACTAATCTAACGATTAGACAACTATCAAACAAACTTGAAGTTGAGATGGATCCTACTACGATTATATCTGTAACTTGTGTGCTGTTTGACAAGATGCATTGCTCTGGAGACTATGTAGATAAATTTGGGAAACAAGTACGTGGATATACTACTAATAAAGGAAAAGACGTAGTTAATTTTCTTAATCCTAGAAGCATTGGCTGGATAGCTGAAGACTGGGTAAAACAATTAGAACTAGAAAATGCATTCTATAAGCGAAAATATATTAAGGCACTAAGAACCAGATGCAAAACTCTATTGCTGCAGAAAGGTTCAATATATGCAATAAAGTATTTCTTACAATTTCTACTAGAAGGAGATGCAGAAGAAAAGAACAGGAACAATAGTGAGGAAGAAGAGGCTTCATATTCTGTTCAAATAGAAGACAGCAGTGGAAACATAGAAGTACATATAGACGATTGTGATATTCCATTTTAATATACAAAGGAAAGATACTATGGTAAAACAATTTAGAGTTGTAGGCGATAGAACAAAAATGGGATACTACAATCCAGCACAGATTATGTCTTATCTGCCTATAAAATACACATTCAGCACGGTATTGAATAGTGGCTCAAGTTCAAGAAAAATACTGTATATGGATAACAATAATGCTGATGAAAAAACTTTCTGGGAAAAGACGAAATATGTTTAAGCAATCTAAAATGATAAGTAATGGAGCTAAAATGGGATACTACTATCCATCTATCGATCCATTTTGTGATTCATCTACTGCTGTAGACTATATGAACATAAAATTTATATACAATAAAGGTATAAGATTTGAAGATGGAGGAATATTATATATGGAAAGTGAATGCATATCGTCTACTCACCGTACTGACGAAAAAGCTTTTTGGATAAAGAGTAGGAAACACACTATCAATAAAGAATATGTGTAGCATAGACCGTATTATTTAAGCTAAAACAGTTAAATTAATATGCGTATGAAAACATAAACTGCTTCTGCGGTTGTGGAGGAGTAGACGTGACACGCATTTTCGAGCAAGCCGAAGGCTGTCGCAGAAAAGCGTATTGCGAAAGCTACGATAGCCACATAACGGAGAAGAACAATTGAGCACCAAGAAAGGAATAATATGTTTAAGCAAATATCTCTAGGGAATGACAAAACAACAATGGGATCCATTTTTAAACGTAAATATATATCAATACAATTCAACAATCAGGATAGGCATATTTATGAAGAAAAATTTAGATTAATAGACTTATTCCATACAACAATTGTAAGTTATGGAACAATAAGTTATTTATTCGATATAAACATATTCCAGAAAGAGATAGCATGAGAAAACAACTAATGATTATTGATGGGTATTGCAACATTGAAGGAATGAATCCTAAGACTTTAGTATCTACTTTCTCTCAAAGGAGAACGCCAATAAAACTCGATAATCTGCTGTACATGTACAGGCTTATGATAATTCAAGAAAAGATGGTTATGATAGGGAAACTTACTATATTTAATAAAGATCAATAGTTTCTGGTTCTCATTTGTTATGTAACTATTTGCAGTATCCTTCGGTAGCTGCTGTTTCTCGTTTTTGAGCTATGGCTATCGCCATACCCTCTGGGCACGCTCTTCAACTGCGATACAGGTCAACCTTGAATACTACAATAGTTACGGACTAATTTTTATAGTATTATCTATATAATATATATAGCTCTATATAGAGAAAGTTATAAAAAATAGTACCTAAAATGCTCATAAAGCACGGTGTACTGGGAGTTTGATAAGTTTTAAATAATACTCACAGTATGAATATAGAAGTTGAGTAATATATGCAGACTGTGAGTACTTTTATAGCTACAAATTGTATTCAGTATTGAGTATAATTTTAAGCTATATGTAATATTAAATTGTATATAATTAGGGATATTAAAAGACACACCATGGTTTTTAGGTTGGCTCCTACCATAGTGCGAAGAAAGTTTTTAATTATGAACACATCATACAAACACAATGGGAACATAACATGACTGAATTATACAATGAACACAATGAAATAGAGCTTATCTCAGAGACAACTTTAACATCAGATAGCGGACTTGCTATAGCAAAAATAGAATCAACAACTTTACAAAGAATAAAAAAAGGAAAAAGAGCAATGATGACACCAATGATAGCAAAATACGCAGTTAAAGGAGTAATAAATAGCAACAAATTTATAGGAGAAAAAGGGCTTAAAGAAATAATGAATAAGTATGATAGCTCCGCATTTAACGTTTTTATAGAGGAAACTATATGTGGACTAATGAATGATTACGGATGTATAATTTCTGATAGTTCAGTTACGAAACTCATATATAGTAAAGCTAAAGTATCTAAAAGCTCTTTTGATAGATACATGAAGCTATTACGGGACAATAATGTGATTCGTAAGGTGAATAATAAGCTTATAGTGATTAACCCATATCAGCTATACAAAAATTGTACGATTTCAGGAGAACATCTATGGCAACTTCAGGCTAACTGGGAACTAGAGAAGGTAATGACACACTGGTTCGAGATAGATGACGAAGCAAGACTTGATGTGCTACGATCTAAAGCAGAGCTTGATAAGGCTTGGGCAGAAGAAAAGCTAGAAAAGATTAAGAAGAGTAATGCAGAGGTTGCATCTATCTATGAAGAACCGGAGAAGTATGCTACAGCTATAGAGGCTTTTACAGATTATAATGTAGAGAAAGGATTAATAGTTACAACTTTTGCAGACTATCTTAGTGATGACACTGGTTCTAGACACTTTAGATCGTGGTATTTAAGCGAAAAAAATACTACTCATAGGCCAAAGCTACAATATGACTATAAAGACCGTAGAGCGTATGCTGATGCGTTTATAGAGATATCGAAATGATAAAGCAACTAATTATATTAGCAGAAAGAAAAAAAAGAATAAAAGGAATATATAGCTTCAATATAAAATATATTGATAGAAATAGCATAAATAGCTTAGGTGCAATATTAACTATGTATGACGACATACACACATCAGATGGTGAATATGAATACCTTGGACAAAAAGGATTTTTTGATAAAAAAAATGGATAAATTATAATGATAAAGCAACTAAAGATTATAAACATAAATAGTGAAGTGCATAGAATAAAAGGAATGCTTGGTGATATAAATATGAAAATTACACGAAAAAAGAATGTATTGCCAGCATTAATTGGATCATGCAGCAGTATTGTTACAGCAAACAAGATGTATTGGAACAGAAAATACTGGAATAAAAGGTAAAGGAATAATTTATGAAAAAAAACAACACAACAGAATGGAATAAGGCAATTGAACTATTATCTAATGTAGCAGAATACGAAGCATCAAGCATTGAATATGAGGTAGCTGACACAACAACAAATTCATGGGAAGAGTTTAAAGAAAAATGTAAAAAAGATGGATATATTACTGTATCTAAAGATGAATGTGATAACTCTATATACGATAGCCCTATAGTTAACAGAATGGCACGTGTATGGCACGATAAGTTACATTTGAATCATAACCTTAGTTTTTCATTAGAAGACGAAATAAAGGTAGCTAAATATCAACAATTAGATATTGATAATTATAGAATGATGCACTTTAGTGAATACTCTCAATCTGTAGTAGATTTAGCAAAAAAAATCATATATATTGATGTAGCAGAACAACTAAAATACTATTATGAGAATAATGAATATGTTGAGAACCAAAAGGCATTCGTACTTAATATTATATACAATAAGTAGATACCGTGTTAAAGCAATTCAAGATGGCTGTAGAAAATAATAGCAGAGTATTAGCCGAAGAATTCAGTAGTAACTACTTGGAAAGAAAGTATATATATAGTCCAGTTGTATACAAAGAGACAAAGGAGTGCAATAATGTAATTGGGCAATCATTCATAATGCATTCATGCCACGAGTACAATGACTATTCTTCATCTAAATCAGCATGGATAAAAGGAAATAATTAATGACTAAGCAATTAACATTAGTGAAGGATAATAAATACACTAATAATAAAATTGAAAAATAAGTTACAAAAAAGCTTTTAAAACAAGGAGACTAAAATGGAATTAACAGAAAAACAATACGGTAATCTAAATAGAAGATTTATGGAGGCAAAGATGGAATTAGACAAAGCTACAGAAGCATTTAATGCAATTAAGGATGAAGTAAAAGATGCAGCATCTGGTTCTGAACTTGAAATGGAAAACGTTACAGTATTCTATTCAAGTAGAACTACAGTGAATTATAAAAAATTCATTGAGGAAAATAAGCTTAATATTCCAGACGAATATGTAACTATAAAAGATGTTGAGACTGTACGATATGTTAGTCCACAAGAAGAACCTGTTGGGATGATTAGCATAAATGGAGATGAATAATGAGTGATAAAAAAACATTCTCAGTAAAGCTTGAATTTGACAAGGTGCTTACTATGCTTCTAGATGTAGAAGTTAAAGCAAGCACAAGAGAGAAAGCAATTAGAATTGCAATAGAAAATTACAAGAATAATATGTATGCAGATTCAGACATGTATGAAGCAGATGATGCATTTGTTACAATGAATATAAACAGCAGCGACTGGATTGTTGATGAAGAATAGATATGTTTACATATAGAGACAGAACTTGGTGCAATGAAAAAACATGTACTAATACGAAATGCAATAGATTACTTACAGATAAAGAAAAAGCGAAAGCAACAAGAGAATGGACAGGATCGCCTATATATTCTCTTGGAGAGCTTAGAGACACAGAACTATGTATTGGATACACAACAAAGGAATACAATGAAAACAATAAATAAGAATGGAATAGAATACGAGTTACCAAGCGTTACACTATTGAATGTTGCTGGATTAGGAATATCTGAATTTGCTGGGAGAACAGCATACAATAGCTTTGACAAATCAGAAAACAGTGCAATAAAAGACCTAGATGTACTATTGACAGAAAACGAAATTAAAGGCGTAGATTTAGATGTTTCTATTAAGAAAGTAAATGCAGTTGAACATTCAAACTTGCTAGATAGTTTAGCATGGGTGCATCATCATCATAGCGTGCTAGAGCAATGTGAGCTCTGGTTCTCAGTAAAAGGTACAAGCAGAGGAGTACTGCAGGAGCATAGCAGGCACAGACATCAGGAGCTTACAGTCCAATCGACAAGATATACAATGTCATCTGTAATCAATGCGTTTATTGCATCGTACACAAGATACAATAGCACTAGCACAATAACAGCAAAAGGAATGTTTAATAAACTTGTAATTGAATTAAATATGTTTGTTATTGCAGATAAATATATGATTGAAATAGAGTCAAACTCAATGTATGACAAATTATTGTATCAGCTGAGAGTATTAGGAGAAGATAAATTTATTGAACTTGCAACATCAAAAAACATGAGGGAAAACGGAAGTCTAGATCTTGAAACTACGATTGATATATTTGATGCACTTGAGCAATCAAAACAGGTTAGAAATATTGGAGACAACTTCAAACATATAGTAACAGACAACTGGAAGGTTGATATGGTATTTAAGATGAATCTTAGGTCACTAAAAAACTACTTGACATTACGAGACTCAGGATCAGCTTATTTCCTAATGAAAGAATTAGCTATTGCAATCAAAGAAGCTACTCCTAAAAACTACTTAGATTTAATTATTAAACAAAAGTAGAAAAATGTTATGTCGTATAATTACATAAGAACAATTAATGAATACTTAGAACAAAAGAAGAAGAAAGGAACTACAGCAGGAGGAAGAATGTCGTTCAGCAATGATGTTCTATATTCGTATGACTCAGTACTAGCTATAATTGATAAGAAAAACAATATATTGCTTATTGACAACAGTATAAGCAATATATCGAACACATCAAGAAAACACGCAAGGATATTGCTAAGTGAAAATATGGGGCACGAATACTCAGTACTAGCAATAGCGTACATAAATAACTATAGAGAATCAGCACGTATATTGGGTGATAACATAGAGCACTGCATACAAAAAGCAAATAGAGCAAGAACAATGCATACTAAAGAGAAATGGAAAGAAAAATCTATTAGCAAATATATGATGTTGAAACTATTATCAAATACTTATTTAGATAAAAGAACAAAAGAGTATAGACTTAAAGATAAAGCATTTAAATTGCTATTTGAAAACAATATGCTTACAGTACAATAATAAAGGACAAATATGAACAAAACTGAAATTGCAATTATAAAAAACAACATTAATGCACAACTAGAAAACAAAGAAATTGCACCATTATTTATTAGTGGTGCACCTGGAATAGCAAAAACAACAACAATTAAGCTTATAGCAGAAGAGTTAGATATGAATGTATCATCAATTTCTGCACCAACACTTTCAAGCGAGGTGCTAACTGGATTACCAGACGACTATTTGGAACCAAAACTTGACAAATATACTGTTGACGGGTCAAAGGCTATTGCAACAAGATGGTCAATACCAGAATTAATTGCTGACGCAAATAGACTAGCAGAGAGCAAACCAACAATTCTATTGCTAGATGATTTTCATATGATAGGTTCTCACTTACAGTCTTACTTTTTTAAGTTACTACTAGAACGTTCAATTGGAAACTATAAGCTTTCGGATAACGTAGTAATCTTGGGAACAATGAATAGCTCGGAGGAAGCAGGATTTTCAAACATTAACTCAGCAGTACGCAATAGAATGTCTATTCTTGAAGTAGAATTAAATTTTGAACACTGGTTCGAGAGCTATGGGAAAAGATTGCATTATCTTGTAGCGTCATATCTTAAGGCTAAGCCTAGCAAGATAACAGAACCAGAGTCAGTAGACATAGAAGGATATTCTACAGCAAGATCATGGTCTGCACTGTCTCATGAATTAAACTATATTGATAATGACTTCATAGTTAATAATGCAGAAAAGTTATGTGCAATGCAACATTCAAAATCTGCAGCTAAATCATTTGCATCTCACGTTGCAAAGGTGAATGCAATTAACTTTGAAAATATAGTTTCTGTGAGAAGCATCATAAATATTAGAAACTTGTCAGACCCTATTGCATCTATTTTGTATTCATATATAGTTAACTTTATTTATACAGTTGAAGACGGAATATATCTAATGGAACTGATTGATGAAAATATTAAAGATAGGACTTTTATTGGATTTCTAATGGGTGAACTATACACATTGTACACACAGGAAGACAAAAATACTGATGGAATAAGACTTGTTATTGACAAGGTTCTTGGTACAGATGCAGACAAAAAACTATACACAAATACATCTGATGCAAAATTTAAAAAAGCAGAAAAATATGTATTTAAAAATAAGGACGAAGTGATGGATATTGCATCACAATATTTAATTTAAAGGCAAGATAATGAGTACAGAAGAAATAAAAAAACAATTCGAACAAGATACTGAGAGACTATTATATACAGAACTAGCAAAGAATTTAAATTTGCTAGTTGGGACAAACAAAACATCAGCAGCCTCTCTAGGATTATTTCTTAGTCTACCAATTAAAGTAGAACTTAGAAAGATGCAAGATGAGGTTCTTGTGTCGGCAAAAAGAAAGAAAATACACAACAGTGTGACTAGCTACATCAAGCATGACGACACAACAAAGGTTATTATAGTATTTTACTACTCAAAAGACTCGCAGATCAAGAAGTTCAATAAGATGCTTGAAAAAGAGTATTCTTTTGTGTATTTAACATACTTGTATGCAAGAGAAATGATGAGAATCAGTATGAACCACAACACTAAAGCTCACTATGATTTTATGTCTAGACATATTTCTTACGTACAATCGAATTTAAAACTTTTTGCAGTAAATACATGCTCATATTATATTGTAAATAAATTCATCTACAAACTTATGTCGACTAGCTTCACATCAAAAGATGTAACTAATGTTTTCGCGAACCAACTATTCACTACTGCATATGACAATCTGACAGATATAGAAATACTAAAAGAAGTAGAGCAAAATATCTTACACAATACTGTAGTGCTAGATGAAAACTTATTTCAACTTGTTCTTGAGGAGGAAAACATATTACTCACAAATCATGAACTAGTGAATGATGAATACGACGAACATATTGTAGACCTAGGTGAATCACTTAAACAAACGATAAAGCAATACGGAAGAGGAACTGCATCTGCTGAGATTTTCGGAGAAGCATTCACTGCAAAAAAAGTAAAGGCAGGATGGTTTAAAAAGTTAAAAAATACATTTAGTAGACAAGTATACTATGCGACAAATGATTATTTTACATCGTGGTCATCAATCAATTCAACATACAGAAAAAAGTTTAAGTCTCCAAAGCATAAATTTGAAGAGCATAAACTAAATGTAATACTTTCAATTGATCATTCTGGTTCCGTGCTTACTGAGGAACTACAAAGGTTATACGGACTTATTGAATCAAAAGCAAAGCATATCGGAAAACTTACTGTACTAATCCACGATACTGAAATCATTAAAGAGTTTGTTTTATCTGGTTCTAGCATTAAGACTGACCAACAATTCAAGGCAGCACTTGCAACTAGATATGGAGCAGGAGGAACATCTCATTATAATGTATTTAAGCGAGTGGATGAGATTGTTACAGAACCAGAAAAGACAATTTATATGTCATTTAGCGATAATTACTCAGACATTCCACAATCACTAGATAAGTATCAAGTTATTAAAAAACTATCTCCAATATGGATATGTTCTATAGATAATCATCTAAATGCATCATGTGGTGGAACAAATATAACACTGAAGTAGAGAATTTAAAAAAGGAAAAAAATGATTGTACACGGGATAAATATCGATGAAGTTGTAAAGCTTATACCTAAGTCAGGAAGCAAGACATCACCTAAAGACGACAAATACAATATGACATATAGACTTGCTTTGCTATCAGAAATGAACAGAGTATATACGTTAAGAAAATTTACTGGATACAATATAGATATTGCAGAGGCGAGAAATGACGCAGTGAAGTATTGGATGATAGATGGCGGAGTGCAGTACAAGAACGATGCGAAAGATAACAGATGGAGGTTTAGATTTAAAAACAGCACAGAACAAAAACTTAAAGAAGTGGAAGATGCAATAGCATCAAAATGCTTAGACTCACAGCTTAAATACTTGCCAAACTCAATTACATACAGTAAAATACACAAAATAAACAGAAAAAAAAGCAAGGAACTAGATATTTCTCTAAATAACTTCTCACTTAGTATGTTTAAAAGCAAAACAAAAAATAAAAATTTTTCATCTACAGAAGTAATGACATATATAGAAAAGCTAATAGTGGAAAATAACGAAGTAGATGCACATGGTAAAGAAGTAGAGATTCTTGAAGAATATATTAATTATATGCTTGACAATACAAAAACTGTATCATATGAGCTAATAAATGTTCTGTCAAAATTAACATATAAATATAAAGATACTATAAAAATAAATATTGGAGTGTTATCAATTGGAGCGATAAATAGATACACTCGTAAAGACAATAATAAATTTTTAACTCAAAATAAAATATTAAACATAACATCGTCAACTCCTATATCAACAAGATCTTCAAAGCCAAAAGAAAAGAAATATCATGGAGAAGAATATTATATTTACGCATTATTTCTTGAAATGTATCCAGAGTATCCAAAGTGTAAAGAGTTAAAAGACTGGTTGTATAAAAACATAAACTTATCGGAACATAAATATAAACGAATGGACAATGCAATAGCTGAAGTAAATAAAAGAATAGATAGCACACAAAGAAGGAAACAAAAATGATACATGCAGATTTAAGAGATGACATAGTAAATATTGACAAGTTTAAGTATATGTCATACATAAAAAAAATAAACAACATGAAAACGAAAAAAGAAAGAACAGAATTCATTACAATGTTGTCATGGGTAATATATAAAACTGATAAAGCTGAATCATTTTCAGAGTACACAAGGATTACGTCACTATGTTTAAGCAGTAAAGATTTAAATAAATTTATAATGAGATACAAACTATTTAAACTACTGTATTCAAAAAGCAGACTTGCTACAGAGCCACGTGTTGTAGATAAACTAGCACACAGAATAGATAAGGTATTTACATGTGGACTATTGACTCACGATATAGATATTAGCCCAAAAGAATTTATGTCTATATTTGAATTTGGAGGAACTATAGATATTGGGAGAAAGGAAATAGGTGTTGACGTAATGTGTGAATTCATACATAAGATTGAAAATGTATATGACGAAAACAAACTTATTGAGAATTTCATATTAGGCACTATAATTAGTGAATTTGATGGAGGAAGCGGAATAAGATATGGAAGAGTAGAACAGAACAGTAGGTATAAAGAAATAGATATTCTAAGGAAAATAGGATACGTAAAACAATATTCATCTAACAACATAGCTAAAAATGGTAAAAAGTACATAGAGATACTACTAAAGAGTCTTGAGCAAAAGTTAAGTAGCATTGATACAAAAGAAGATATTACATGTGAAAACATAAAGGAACTAAAAATTTCACTATCGATGTATAATAAACATATAGTTGATGAGTTAAGAAGAGTAAGAGAATATGATAAATTATTTGGAGATATATATGCATAATATTAAAGAAATTAAGTTAAAAAATTCTGAAGGAACAGAGCTTGTAACTAAAAAGCAGACACTATATGGATACAAAAAATTTTTTGTTAATACAGGAAACAAGATAAACATATACAAGCAAATGATATTGCACACAAAGAGGTCAAATACAAAAATATGGAAATTTTTAACTGAGACTGCAAATCTAGAGGACGATGTTATTTTAATAGTTGATGAATTTGAGGAATTAAAAAGAAAAGCATTAAAAGAAAAGGAGAGTATTATAGAAAAAAAGCTAAAATCAGCTCTCGACATTAAAGACTTTATTTTATTCCTTAATTACAAAGGAGCTGATGTAACAAATATGTATTATGAATATATAGGCAGAATTCAGAGTGATGATGTTCCACACAGAAACACTAATAATCAACACGTAGAAACAGCAATAGAGGAATTATAGTGACAAAGAAAGAACTAGAAGATAGAGTATCAGAACTAGAGACTGAACTAATCTTCGAAAGAAAGAAAATATCAAGAATGTCTGACACAATAATTAGTGTAACAGAGCATATGAAAGAGCTATCGAAAAAAAATATAAAATCTTCGTTATCAACTAACAATGCAGAACCAGAAAAGAAAAGAAATTGTAAGCACGGGTTCTTCGTAAAAGAAGGAAATGAAACAGATACATCGAATATGCTATTCATAGAAGTGCTTGGAGATCTTGATATGTTAAAAGATTCAGAACAAAAGTGTAAGACACTATTTACATTCAAGCCAGAGGACCTACAGAACTGGTTCGCACAGATAAGTAAAATAATGAAGGAGAAGCAAGCAAAATGCAAAACATAAAAGTAAAGAAGAGGGATGGGACACTAGAGCAGTTAGACATCTCAAACATTAGAAAACAAACTATTCCTGCATGTGAAGGCCTTAACGCATCATATGAATCACTAGAATTAGAAGCAGGAATTTCATTTAAAGACGGGATGAAAACATCAGAGATTGCTGACCTGCTAGAGTTTTCTGCATTACGAAAATGTGATGTTGACACTCCAGATTGGACATTCGTAGCAGCAAGGCTAAAACTATATAGAATATACCATTCAGTAAAGCATACGTACTTACCAAAAAAAGAAAAAGGAGATGTTTACAGCATAGTTACATTTAAAAACTATCTTGATATGGTGAGTGATAGATTATCATTCGACTATAAAGATATTAACGTCAATGTAGAGAAATTAAATAACAGTATAAAAAGCGAAAGAGACTTGCTATTTACAGCACAAGCAGTAGATATGTTGTCAGGACGGTATTTAATTAAAGAAAATAAAACTGTAATTGAATTGCCACAGCACTTCTTTATGTGCCTAGCATTATTTTTAGCACAAAACGAAGAAGATGTTACGTCGAAAGCAATTGAATTTTATAATGATATGTCGACACTTAAGTTTCTGCCTGCTACACCAACACTTGCAAACGGAAGACTAAAAAATGGAAACTGCTTTAGTTGTGCAACAGGATCAACTGAAGATAATATAGAGTCTATCTTTGATACATATAAAACACAAGCACTTGGCTCTAAATCAGGAACTGGATGGGGATGGGATTGGACAAGAGTACGTGCACTTGGTGGAACAATTCAAAACATTTCTGGAGCAGCTGGAGGACTTGTACCTTGGATGAAGCTAGAAAATGATGTAGCTATTGCAGTTGACCAACTAGGGAATAGACTTGGAGCAATAAATTGTTCAGTAGAGTCATGGCACTTAGATATTGAAGATTTCATCGACTTAAAAAAGAATGGTGGAGAGGATAGACGCAGAGCAAAAGAATTGTTCATAACTATTTCATGTTCAGATTTATTTATGTCCAGAGTTGAAAACAATCAAGACTGGACGCTATTTGATCCAGCAGATGTGCCTATTCTAGCAGAGACATATGGAGAAGAATTTGAACGTGAATATCTAGCAGCGGAGGATCTTGCACATAACGCAGCTGAGAAGTTTTCAAATGAGCCTAAAAATATAAACGCTAAAATATTATGGAAGAAAATGCAAACAATGTTCTCAGAAACTGGAATGCCATTTATATTCTTTAAAGATAATGTAAATAACGCAGCGGACCTAACTCTGGTTGATGGGATTATTAGATCAGCAAATCTATGCATGGAATATTTTACACCAGTAAAAAACGACGAAGTAGTATTGTGCAACTTAGGATCAATAAACCTAAGTAAAGTAAATATAGATGACAAAGATGAGATGAAGCGTGTTATAGATTCAGCAATAAGAATGCTTGACAACGTAATAGACTTAACAGAGTATCCTATTCCAAATTCAGAATATACACAAAGAACCAGAAGAAGCATAGGACTAGGAGTTGCTGGAGAAGCAGAATACATTGCAGGTCTAAAGATTACATATGGATCAGAAGAGCATAAGTCAAAAGTAGTTGAGTTGTACTCACACTTTCAAGAGTGTGTAGATAACGCATCAGTAAAACTTGCTAATGAGCGAGGACCATGGAATAAAGATAGTGTATATAGAAACTATGTTAGGAGTTGTGTAGCACCAACAACTTCAGTTGCAGTTATAATGGGGACAACTGCAAGCATTGAGTCTGCGTACGATAAAGTATGGACAGAAGAAATTAAGCTTGGAACATACAAAGTTACAGCACCAAACATTAACGTAGACAACTATAATTATTATATTCCAGCATACAAGGTTGATGCAAGAACATCTGTAGAGCTTACAGCACTTCGACAACCTTGGTTCTGTATGGGAATATCGCACAATATGAATTTCGATCCTAAGACAGCGACAGGAAAAGAAGTATTTGATGCATACATGCTTGCATGGAAACTTAAAATGAAAACAGTATATTATTACAGAAGCAAATCTTTAAGAGTAGAAGATGCATGCATAATGTGTGCTGGGTAAGAGAGGAAAACATGAAAAAATACTATAATCCAGATTCTAACGAAAAATTCAACGACGCAAAAATTGTAGGTGGAAACCCTACTGGAATTATAAACTCATCAATTAGCCCACATAAGTGGGCATTGCCATTATATAGGCTTATGGAGTCATACACATGGTATCCAGAAGAATGTAATTTGTCTGACGACAAGACATTGTATATGGAGCTTCCTGCAGAAATGAGACGATCATATGACATGGCATTGGCACAATTAATACAGAATGATTCTGTTCAGGCTAAACAGTTACCTGAGGGAATTGCCCCATATGTAACTTCGCCAGTTGTATCAATGTGTCTAACAAGACAAGCATACGAGGAAACAAACCATGCAAGAACTTATGCACTTGGAGCAGAAGAAATATGTGACGATGTAAACAGAATCTATACAATGGATAAGCAAGAACCAGCACTGATGAAGAAAAACTTAGCAGTATCAAGAATGTATGAATCTATAACATCTGACTCAGAGCCGACTCATCAAGACTTACTTAAAATAGCTACAGCAAATCAAATTTTAGAAGAGTTAGTTTTCCCTGGTGGATTTTGTGTGTTGTGGTCATTTAAATTTCCAGGAACAAGTAAAGCAATCGGGTTCATCCAAAGAGATGAGCAGGGAACACATGTACCACTCTTCCATAATATCTATAGGGAAATGAAGAATATTGAAGCACCAACTGAGCAGACATTAAAAGAAATAAAAAAAATGATAACTGATATGGTGGATGAAGAGAAGATGTGGACAAAAGAAATTTCTAAACCGTTAATGGGGTTCAGTGACAAGGCAATAGATATGTTCATTGAGAACCAAGGCAACTCAGTATGTAAAAACCTAGGTTTGTCAGATTTATTTGAGCGTACAGACGGTGGACCACTATTAGAGTTCATGAATCTAAATTCAATGATATCTGGAACTTCAAAAAAAACAAACTTTTTTGAAGTGGCAGTTGGCGACTATGCAGTAAACTCACTAGACGAGGACTATTAGTATGACGCATAGTAACTATGTAGATATGGCAATCATATGGAACTCAGTTCTTCAATCAGGATGGTTCATATGGAGCTATTCAATACACAAGAGAAAACATAAGGAAGATAGATGATTATTGCACATTTACAGGTTGGCGACACAATTTTCAGAAAGAAGAACAAGAAAGAGTTTACTGTAACAAAGATAACAAACGCTTATAATGCAACATTCATTACTGTAGAAGATGTGGAGTCAGATGAAAAGAAAACATTAACATATGGAAACAAGGCACTGTTAGACATTTATGACTCAAAAGGATCAAAAATCTAAGAAAGGATTAACATGGACATAGATGAAATATTAGACTCTCTTGAGACTTGTGGTAGACGCAAGACTCCTCGCATTATTTGGGAATCAGTATTGTATTATTATGGCTCAATATTGCTAAACAAATATAGATTCAAAAAAACAGTTGGAACTGATAGGCACATAAAATATTACAGTATAGTGTTTGCAAAAAGTGGACAAGGAAAAACATTCAGCTCTGGCGTTGTTGAAAAGCTATGCAGGCTAGAGAAATATCCAGATTCAATGATGTCGTATTACATGAAGTATCTTGAATCGCTTCCTGTTGACATAGCAGAAGAGTCAAACGATGTAATAAAGTATATGCCAAAATCTGTAACAATAAGCGTAGAAGGTACAGCAGAAGGTCTATTTGACATGATTAAGTCTCAAGTAGAATCAAATTTTGGAAGTACAAATTTATTTACAGATGAATTTGGTGAAGTAATTGCATCGTCATCTGGACTACTTAGTAAGTTAAAAGAAGCATATGATGGAACAATTAAAGCTAAAGTGATACGTGGTTCTGAAGATCAATCAGTACGGAATGATATTACTAATATAACATGTAATTTTCTAGGACTAGGGTCAAGAAAAGGAGTATCAACAGAGTCTGAAAAAGAATTAAAACGTATTGCATCATCTGGAATGTATAGACGTACATTTATTATTGAAAACAAAGATTTAGTTGAAAAGAATACAACAGAAAGCGACATATCAAAACTAGAAGTGTACTTTGAAGAAATAAACAAAAAGCATACTAACGCTCTATCAACATTATCAGCCTCAGTTGGAACAGTATTTATAGATAGATTCATGAAATACTCAAATGACTATAATGAAAGAATTGAAACTATAGATGACGAATTAATAGCTTCTGCACATTCAGACCAATTAAATGAATTTGCACAATACAACACAGGTTCTTTAGAGATTGTAATTGATTTATCGCATATTATAGCATTTTTAGAGGATGATGACGAGCTTAAACTTAAACATATAGAAAAAGCATATGATTTTATGGTAAGAACAAGAGAGAGCGTAGAAGATACATTTAAATCAGTACACCCATATAAGCTTATGTATGACCTATTAAAGATGAAGTCTAACATGACTATATCTGAAATGACAGAATTTGAAGATCAGATACCAGTACAAAAAACTAAAATTCAAGATAATTTAGATTTACTGGAAGAGTTATGTTATAGACGTGATGAAATATTAGTTAAAAACAAAGGAAAAGTAACAAGATACAGTATTGAATCACTGCCTAAAACGAATCTGAAGAAACTTATATTATCAATGTCTACAGATAACAAAGGAAAGTTTGCTATAAACTTTAAGCCAGGAGAACTTGCATGGGAAAACTTTGAAAAACTAGTGACATCAAAGAATGTAGATAGCTTCACAACTTGTCATTACGAACCTACATCAAAAGCACCAGAAGGTCACAGAGAAGCAAAAAGTGCAATAGAGGGGCAAAATATGATTGCCTTTGATATAGATGAGAATATGACGATTGAGGAGGCACAAGAAGCACTAAAAGAGTACACATACATAATGTACACAACAAAGTCGCATCAAAAAGATAAAAATGGTGAAATATGTGATAGGTTTAGGATAATACTACCTACTGAGACTATGTTCTATGTTACTCCTGAACAACACAAGCTTATGTATGAGAACATTGAAAAAGTGCTAGGCATACACTCAAACGATCCACAGACAAGAAATGTATCAAGATTATTTTATACAAATCCAGATGCAGATGTGTTTCATAACGATGGAGAACGTTTAGTAGATGTGTCATGCTGTATACCATCAACAGATAAATCTGACAAGATTATGCCTATAATGGAAAATATAGCAGAACAAGAAGAGTCTGGAGAAATGGATAGGCGTGAAGCTGGAATAATAAAATGGGTTCTAATGAACACAACTACAGGAAATAGAAACGGAAACCTATTCAGAGCAGGAATGTTCTTCAAAGACAACGGACAAGATTTTGCATACAAATTGCAATACATAAACAATATGCTACTAGAGCCAGTTGATGATAGAGAGTTAAAAGCTATAGTATCTAGTGTAGCTAGAAAATAAAAGGAGAACTATGAACAACAAAACACAAGTTGGTGGCGATCATTATGACAAGATGGTAATATCACCTATAGATTATATAGAAGCAAACGAAATGAAGTTTGCAGAAGGAAATGTTATAAAATACATTAGTAGATTCGAATCTAAAAATGGAGTAGAAGACCTCTATAAGGCGAGGCAGTACTTATCGTTTGTAATAGAAAGAGAAGAAGCAAAACTTGGAGAAAAAGAAAATGACTAGAGAAACAAGGACATACTTAGATAAAATGGAAGATGAAAAAGATGAAAAATACAAAGAGAGACATATGAGGAAGCAAGATCCACTAGAAGAGATGATGAGATTTCAAACAGACAGGGGGTTAAATTTACAAGAGTATGATGCGATGAATGAAGCTACATCTATTTTTGAAGAAATATTAGAGTCACTTGGATTTGATGTGCCAAAAGAGAACAGAAAGAGACTAAGAGGGCACATATCGACATTCATAGAATCACTTAATATGTTAAATATTGCTATGCCAGCAATAGATGGAAAACCTACTGGGTCAGACAGAGTTGATCCACATGCAGATATGATTGAACTTAATATAGGTGCAATAATGAAGCTAGGACACAATGTTCCAGAATCTCTACTAGAAATGGCTAGAGAAATTAACGGACGCAAAGGTGAAATTGTAAACGGAAAGTTTGAAAAATATAAACCTAATCATCCAAAATATGAAGAGCCATACAAGGCAAATTACAACAACACAAAATTATAAAAAAGGACAAGGTATGATGCTTATTGAGAGATTAACAGAAGAATTAAAGAAAAACAACGGTAAGATACCTAAGTCGTTCGTGGAAAGTATCTTGAACCATAAGGATACAAAAGTGTCACATGCTAAGTTGACACCGAACACGAGAGTGTGCGTTATTACAACAGTGTATGGGCATGACTTAGTTGGCTATGCACAGGTTCTAGATGCGTCAAATGACGTTGAACTAACTGGGCAATCAATTGCATACAAAAATGCTGCTGATCAACTATGGTCAGTACTTGGCTCAGTTGCAAAAATATTACAGTAAATAATTAAGGAGAAAACATGGCATGCAAAACCAAAAAGAAAAAAAGAACAACAAAGAAGAAAAAGTAAAGAAAGGAAAAGTATGAAAAAAATTGAAATCGGAGACACTGTCTATTTTATGAATCAAGACGACTTCATGATTGTAAACGATATTATTGTCGAGATAACACAAACAGCAGACGGATACGAGTATTTTACTGCTAACGGAAATAGATTTGTTAATCCAGAACTATTTTACACATCAAAAGAGTCATTTGCAAAAGCATGGCTAGATGCTAATGGATTAGCTATTGAAGCTACATTAACGAACATTTAAAATTATAACACAAAGGAAACACAATGGAAGCATTAACAGAAATTAAAGAGCAATTAGTAGACACATTAGAACTTATTGAGAAGCAAGAAGCAGGTTCTACATGGAACAAAGCAAACTCTGCAAGAATAAGAGTAGCACTTGGCAACATCAAACACGCTGTAACTCCAACTAGAAAAGAACTTCTAGCTGAAGATAAAAAGTAGTAACGTATGAAAGAGCTTACAGTTATAAAGGAAGAGCTCACTGCTGCTTTAGATAGGGCAGATACACTAATTGATTTAATAGCAAATGACGATTGGGACTTTACTGAGTCGCTAAGACTAAGAACTGAACTTGAAACGCTAAAAAAGAATGTATCTCCAACAAAAGTAGCATTAGTATATTATGACGATGCAATACTAGCTGCTGAAGAAGCAGAGGCTGAAGAAGAAGCTGAATAATAAACATACACTACACATAGAACCAGTGCGTCTTTTGCTGGTTCTACATCAAAGTGCATTTTAGGCAAAACATGCCAAAGAAATACAATCATAACTTTTTAAAGATAGGCAATATAATATCTGTATCAATATTTTATTTAAATAAAGAATACGGTATCTATATAACTATCAAAAATAAACAATCAAACATGTCATCATTAAGGAAACTTGTTGAGTTGAAACATGACATGATAAAACAATTAAACACAATATAAAAAAAGGATTAATATGGCAGAACCAATATTAGTATTGGCAAAATCAGGATCTGGAAAAACTACTTCGCTTAGGAATTTAAACCCTAAAGACGTAATGGTTATCCAACCAAGGAAAAAGAGGCTTCCTTTCCCAAATAATGGATGGAACAAATGGGATAAAGACACCTCAGAAGGGTCAATATTTCAAGTAAATACATTCTCTGGAGTTAAAGCAGTGCTTGCTAAAATGCAAGAAGTAGGGAAGAAAGTTGTAGTTATAGACGACTTTGTCTATATCATGGCTCAAAGAGTAATGGACGATATAGACGACAAAGGATACGACAAATGGACTCAGCTGGCTGCAGACTTTAACAGTATGATGACATTTATTGACGACATGGACGAAAATATGAGAGTGTATATTTTAACACATACAGATAGCGATGAGATGGGTAATGTAAAAATGAAAACAGCAGGAAAGCTTATTGATAACCTATTGACTCCAGAAGGAATGTTCAATATAGTATTTGGTATGGCGAAAACTGATTCAGATTCATTCTTTCTAACTAAGGGATCTACAATGGATCCATATAAAACTCCAATGGGAATGTTTAAAGACAAACAGATTCCTAACGATTTAAAAATGGTGGATAATACTATTTGCGATTTCTATGGCATAGACAATAAATTAACACCTGTTTCTTAGTGTTTAGGACGCAAAATTAGAGCTTATCTAGACTACAGATGATACCTAGTATTGTTTGGTCTAATTAACCAGTACAGAACCAGTGAATGGAAAGGATTATATTGTGAACAATGGAAAAGATTTCAATTATGCACTTCAGATGATAAAAGAAAATAGATCAGTTAGAAGACGAGGAAATAAAGATAGAACAATTTCAATAAGTTACATACGAAACAGCTTTGCAAAAGCACAAGGGTATTCAGGAGGATTTAAAACAACCAATGAATTACTTAGTAATGGAAAAGATGTAGATATAAAAGCATATATAATGGAATATGGCAACGACGGAAAGAAAAGTATATTTGTTCCAACTAGCGATGACATGTTTTCAGAAGACTGGGAAGTTGTTAAAGACACTGAATAACCAAATGCAGAACCAGTAACTAAGAGTATTAAATAAAAAGTATACTTGCCTCTGGTATGAAGATGTTATTGAAGATACGCATCGTATTTCGAAGATATAATGGCTTGCCTTTACAGCTTTTGCTGTAAAGGTTTCGTGCGTAGCCGAAATCATTATTCAAGAAAGCGAAGCGTAATCTGATATGGCATCTGTAATACCAGAATGATTTAGATAATAATGATAGAGGAGTATAGTTTACTGGTTCTTTTTGAATCTTAATCTATATCTCATACCTCTACAATTTGATATTTCACCAAACTTCCGTTCCTCAACAAATTATGATTTCTTCTGCCGTTCTTCGAACAGCATCAGAACCACTCACGTTATCAAATTATGTTTGCGGTACGGTTTTGCCTCATATCATTGTAGAGTACGGGGTAGGTAATTTGGGATTATAAGTATAAGTTATATTTACCGTATTAATTGATACGAATTACATAAATATGAAAGTGTTCACGTGTGAACAGTCGAGAATTATTCAAGAATCCTGTGCCGTATAGATAAATAGTATGTTTAGTGTAAACTTTTATGCATTATTCGATCGAATAATGTGTTATTCTAATAAAGATAGGCTTATTCGATCGAATAAAGAATGCTCTCTGGCTTGACTTAATTCAGGAAAAGTAGTATAATACATTAACATTTCGGAATAGAAATGAATCACACGAAGGATTTCCTAATGGAAAAAGACAAAAAAATCAGGAATGAAGAGATATTCGCAAAGAGGATTGAAGAGGTTGAAATTCATACAATGGCTGAAATCAACCCTATGCAGAGCAAGGATGATTTTGTTGCTCTAAAATATAGTATAGAGCAGATAGGACAACAAGAACCAGTAGTTATGTTTAAAGGCAAACTGGTAGACGGGAGGAATAGACTTAAAGCAATTAAAGAGCTATATAATGAAGTTGCAGAAGAAGAAAAATTCAAATATAGAATGGTCAAATATAAAAAGCTACCGACAACCTTAAGTATATCAGAACTTGAAGAGATCATTATAGGTAAAGAGACAAGAAGACATAAGACTTCTACTCAAAAAGCTGTTCAAGCAATGAACTACTATATCAAAAAAACAGAAGAAGGCATTGATATAAACATGACAAAAGTAGGGAAAATATTTGGAGCTTCACAAGCACAGTTGTCTAGAGCAATAACTTGCAGGAAGGCTGCAGGAGAGCTAGTGATTCAAAGACTTTTTAATGGTGAAAAGATAACGATCAGTAAATCAAAAAAAGATGGAACTATCTATAAAACTCAAACAGACAGCTTAGATGCAATTACTAAGTATTATAATGCAATAAATAAAAGTAACGCCTTAGGAAGATCTTCAGAACAGACTATTAGCTCAATAGAATTAAGCTATTCACAGATACTAGCAACAGAAATAATAGACGACATGTCATACGATGGGATAAATTACTTAATAAATATATTAGAGTCAAATAAAGACACACTAAAAGTAAATTATAACGTAACAAAAATGAAAACAGTAACAGGATTAGAAACAGTCTCGACAATAAATAAAGATAGTCAATAATGGATATTACTTATTTCTCAAGATTTAAGAAGCAAATTGAAAATGAAAATACTAAGATAACAGCAATCAACCTTATAAAAGAAGATGATGCAGGCGGATTATACAGCGTCAGCTTTATAAGGTCTTCAGTGATCTATCGAGTAAAGTTCATTGATAATAGAATTTACATAGGCCAGACAGCAAATTTTAACAACAGGATGGAACAACATAATTTACGCTTTGGTAGTATTAACATAGATAATGTAAAAATAATTAAATATTATGCAGAACAAGATGATGAGATAAATTACATAAGAAAGTATAGAAAACGATATGGCTGGGACAATGTAGTAAATGTCGATAGAGGTTCTGTGGTTCCAGCGATGACAACAGATATTATCTCAAGGTGGTTCAATAGAACACCTAGCCAACTAGCAATAAAGTCTTGGTATTATTATTGCAATAAAGAGAACAAGTGCACATTGGCTGAAGCTGCTGCGAAAACTGGTGCTTCTGTTGCTAACGTAAAAAGAGCAAACAAGATAGGTGGAGTCAAGCAGAACCAGTTTAAACGTCCAGATATACTTGATCTATTGTATAATGGCGAAAAGTTTCCATTAGATAATTTTATGGAAACAGATTCTCTTGCAGCAATTGAAAACTTCCTAAGAAAGCAAGAATTATCAAGAAAAGAAAAACTAACTGGGATAGCTGTTAACAAAGAAGAGCTATCAGAAGCAGAGAATGACATAGTAGATTCAATACTAATTAAGATAGACGGCGAAGCAAACAGAGTAAAAAAGGCTATAGCGAGCAAAATATATGCACAGGTAATGCAATAAAATAACAACTATAGCAAACAAAGAATACCTGAGACGGTAAGTTGATCACAAAAATGAATGTGAGAAAGATAAATAAAAACAAAATAAATAAAAGGAAATAAACATGAGTAACATTTTTGACGAATTAGGATTAGACGCAGCAGCATACACAGAGGCAGAAGCACAAGAGGTATCATCAGGATTTGAGGTATTACCATCTGGTTCTTACGTAGCTGAAGTAAAACTACTTGCAACATTTACAACTGAAAAAGGTGCTGGTATGATGCTAGCAGACATAGAAGTGACAAATGGAGATGATAAACGCACAATTACAGTGTACCAAAACGTTAAGAAAAAGAATGGTGAGGCAAACCCTATTGGAACTGCTACATTCAAGCATATCATCGAAGCAACTGGTTCTGAGATGGCAGCACTGACAACAAAGAAAGAAACAATTAAAGCATATGGTAAAGACGTAGAAGGTACTGTTGTTAATGGTATTGCTGGAAAGAAATTATTGGCTCTAGTAAGACACGTATTTGCTGAGGGTGAAGACTACGAAAACTTCAATGAGATTGAAGGATATGTAAAGACAGACGGTACAAACTCAAAAGGCGAAAACCAGCTTGATGCATTTAAGGAAAAGATTGAAAAGAATCCTATTCTAAAAAGAAAACCGAAAGCAGGGGCTAAACAACAGTCCACTACAGATGCAGGAACAACTGCAGCCGACGTAGCCAGCATGCTATAGCAGAGTATATACAATTATATATTTATGTATTAGTATCCATGATCTTGTATCTGGGTACTAACTAAGCTAGAGTTGGTTTTGCTGTGGTATAATTATGATGTTGCTGAAACATAATAGATATTAACAAACCATAATATCCTATGCATAGACTAACAATATGCACAGACTTTTTTAATTTTCTATTTTTCCTTCCTTTTTTGATTTAAAATTATTTATCTATAATATCATTATGAGTAGGCAACACAAAATATACTACACCTGAACCAACTTTACTCTACACTGCAATACACAGCACAAACATATAACAATAGGATAATGTATGGAAAATACAATACTTCATAGACGCATACCTTTGCCAAAAAAAAAGACAAGATCTAAAAGTACAAACAAAGTAACTGAGACAATATGCACACTAAACAACATATCCTCATGGATTAGATTTAGCAAAACAAAGATAAAGAATGACTATAAAAATCTACTTCAAGACTTGTTTATTCCAGAACCAGACAAGGAGTATAAGAGTATAGTAATTGAGTATAGGATACTTAGAGACTCAAATAGGCAGATCGACAAGGATAACGTCGTGTTTTCACTAAAATGGCTCTCTGATCTTTTGGAGGAACTAGGATACATAAAAAATGATAATGTAGTTAATTTCAGAAGCTTCGACACGAAGCATGATTTAACACTAGATGAGACTATGCTAGAGATAAGAATAGTAGACAAGGATGAAAAATGGTAGTGAAACAATGTTTGTTAGATTTTTAATATTTACTGCTACAGCAGCAATTAAAGGTCTAGCTACAAGAGAAAACGCAGAGAAAGCATATAAATTGTACAAAAAGAAAAAGAAAGCAAAATCAAAAAAGAAAAGAAAAGGGAGAAAATGACAGATGAACAACAAATAGCTGTACAAAAAATAAAAGAACCAACATGTAACCTTCTAAAGATAGCAGCGAAGAGTGGATCAGGCAAAACATATCTACTTATTAAATTGGCAGAAGAGCTTAACGTAAAAAGTGGAATGTACCTTGCATACAATAAGTCAATTGCGTTAGAAGCAGCAGAAAAGTTTAGTGCAAATGTAGAATGTATGACTACCCACTCATTGGCATACAAGTCAGTAGTAAGGCAGTTAAAATTAAAGGTAGGTTTTTTTGGGTACAAATCAATACAAGAAAAAATGAGATACGAGCATAAGCTAATGACAATAGACACAATAACAGACTTTTGCCTATCAAAACACACTACTTTTGACAACTATAATAACTCAGATACAAGAAGAACTGAAAGCTTAAACAACATAAATCCAAAGATTCTGTATCTGGCAAAATCATATCTACAGAAAATGTTTACTGGGTCAATACCTTTGTTCCATCAACATTACTTAAAGCTGTACCACATGATGCTTGCATCTGGAAAAATAAATCAAAGTGAGCTAGACTATTTAGCAATGGATGAGTGTGGAGACATAAATAGTGTAACACTTGAAATATTCAAACTACTTAATGCAAAAAAAAAAGTTATGGTAGGAGACCCAGAGCAAAACATATACACATTTAACAAAACAGTTAATGGGTTTAAAGAGCTTAGTGGAATAGGAGAAGAGGTATATCTAACTAGATCATTTAGATGTAGTACGGATATTGCAAAAAGAGTTGAGTTATTTATGAACATACACATTGATCCATATGCACGTTTTGCTGGGACAGATACTCCGGAACCAGATATTAAAGATGAAGTATACATATCAAGAACAAACTCAGCAATGATTGGAACCATGATAGAGCTAATAAAAGAAAATAAAAAGTTCAATATGGCAAGAAATCCAAAAGACGTGTTTGAACTGGTTCTTATACTGTTGCATCTAAAACCAGGAGGAGAGGTATTGTCTCAGGAATGGAATCACATGCAAACAGACGCAGACACATGGGGAGTATCAGAGTCTTTACAGAAAGAGCATGGAAGTGTTTTGTCATATATACTTAGTAAATATGGAGAAGATATATCAATTAAGACAGCATTCAACATGATAAAAAAATATGGATATGACGATATAATGATGGCATATACATATGCAAAAAAGCATAAAGACGACGATTGCAAGCATACAATAACACTAAGCTCATCACACTCTGTGAAGGGTCTAGAATTCTATAAAGTATATATAAACGATGATCTTAATGCATCAGTATCTGCAGTTATTGAAAAAAAAGAACCTAATGAATATGACGATAAAGAACTTGAACTAATGAGGTTGTATTATGTTGCATGCACAAGAGCTAGCCACGTATTACTTAATGCTGAACATTTATAAAAAAAGGAAAAACATGAATGAATATTTAAACATAAGTGGAGGAATTATTTTTGGGCTAGCAGTAGTCACGCTGATAGCGTTCCCACTATTCTTCTTTTTATCAATAGCTGGATATTTTATATTTAAAGAACTTAACGAGAACCAGTAAAACAAACTGGTTCTTTGCTACATTATCCTACTATCTGAGGGAAAAATGCATCGCTACTTAGTAGTGGGGCATTTATAAAATCTAACCCATTTCCATCAAAATGCTTTCCAAACATCTTAACAATTATGTTGCTATCAATTATTGTATCTGGATGGATATCAATAAACTGTTGAATACTTGTACCAAATGCAACTCCAGCTGGATTAGCCTTTACAGTAGCAAGTATTACTTTCTGAATCCTCATCCAGAATGATGGGAATAGCAGAACACCATAATCACTTAGTGCTTTTACTTCTTTAGGCATATTTATTTTGTAATCAACAAATGATTCAAGAGTAATTTTTATTGCATCATGCTCGCTTTTGCCTTGAGCAATAAGAGTGTCTAGTAATATTTTCCTTGACACTATATCTATCGATTGCACAGCAAACGATCCAAATCTTACCATTGCACTATCTGGCGAGGCAATAAACTCTGATATGTATTTTGCCATATCTCCAGTCTTCTTGTTGTGCTCTATTCTATCTCCAGACTCAATTAGATTATCACCAAAAGATTGCAATGCTTTAAAGTTTTTAGCACTTTTGCCAGCAAACTGCAACAGCGTCTCTACGTTCATGCTTTGGTGACCACTTTGAGATAGGGCTTTAATAGCTTTTGCAAGACCGTTATTTTTACCATTGCTGTCTTTCAAGAACTTATTTAATAATGATTCTATGTCGTTTTGTAGACCAGAAATAACAGACTCATCTTTATTCATTACTTCAACTGATATTGATTGCATCATTCCAGTATTTAACATTATTGCCATAGGATGTGTTTTTATTGACTCTTTGACGCGTTTAAGTTTGTTATCAACATCTTCACCAGAATACTTTTTTATCTCAAGCTCTAGTTGTTTTAGTCTTAGCTTTTCAAGTGATTTCATATCTACTATAGACTCTTTTATTAGCCTTGGAATTTCTTGAACTGGAACACCATACGCTAGTAATATTGCAACGTTTGATGTTGTGTCTCCAAATATTTTTGGAATATTTGTGATTACCCAATGTATTTTGGTTAACTTTACTGCTTGTCTTATAGCAAATGCTGCCTTTTTGAGCGAATCATTATTGCTAAACAACACAGGATCGTTAAACCCTATAGCAATGTCTGAAAAATCCTTTCTTACTAGATGAAGATGCTCGTTAATACCACCTACGGTTGTGACATTTGATACTACTTTATATCTGTCTCCTATTAGTTTATGTGTCTCAAGAACCTCTTTTGCAGTTGAAGAATCTGGCAAGCTTAAAAACAATGGAATATCTTTTGTATCAATATCTGCAAGGTCTTCTTCAAGCTTATCTATTGACGAACTTGTCTTTAGATATTTTGTCATAGTTTGACTAAGCAATTCATCTCTTGCAGCTTGAGTATTATGTATTTCAATTGACCTACCATACGACCTTACAATAGCATCAGCAGGGTTCTTGTTTAGTCCGAGAAGATCTAATTGATCAGGCGTAAGAACTATTTTTTGAAATGAGCCTTTTAAAGTTTTGATGCTGTATACATTATTCATGCCTTTCAGCTCTTTATCTTTTGGAACAATTATGTCTTGGTTGAGGTAGTGGACACTTGTTCCTGCTCCTTCTTGGCTTGTTTGTTCGACTCTGTCTCTGTATACTATTCCGTAGTCTTTTGATGTAGGCTTTTGAAGTATTCTCCATCCAGATTCTTTTGTGTAATCATTATGGTTAAGATCTTTCTTTGTTACAATAGCAAATTCTTTTGGAACAGTAAATGATTCATATAACAGGTTCTCTTTTCCAAGCATTTTATCTTTAGTTGTAGCATACATCTTATTGTGTGAGCCAAACATTCCAGCGGATAGTGTCATTAATTCTGATGCAAATTTTTTATTCTTTCTTAATAGCTTAAATGCATTCTCGTACTCTCTTACAGTATTTCCTTCTTTATTTATACGTGTATTCTCTTTTATGCTATATAGTGCAAGAAGTGCTCCTAGATTTAGACGCTCTGCACTATCTTGTGGATGCATTTGTGCAATATTGTATGCGTCAGTGGTTCTTGATGGAGTTCTTTTGCCAGCGTATATCTGTGCCATTGCTCTTATTCTGTGTATCTTGCTTGTATTACCTATTTTAGACTCATATTCTTTTATGTATTCATCAATTGCTATTGTTATATCTCCTGCACGCTTATTTATAAGATTACTCATTATCTCGTTAGAACCAATAAGGTAGAAAATTGGAGATCTTGCAAAGGTATAGTATATGTTATCCTTGTCTCTGTCTGACATATGCTCCATAAGTTTATTTAGTTTAGATATTTTATTATCTTCGAATTGCTTACGTTTTTGTGCACTTGTCATTGTGAGCGTAATTGCACTGTTTAAGCTATCAAATGTTCCTAGCCTACCCCAAGTATCAAGATATCCTTTTAGTGACTGTAGCCAGTCAGCTGAACCCCAATAGTCTTCTGCTCTATCAAATTGCATTTTATATACGTCAAAATTTTGATACATAAACTCATGAGCTTTTGCAACTCCAGATTCAGTCTTTGGACCTATAGTGCTTGTATATATATCTCCAAGGCCATTTGATATACTCTTGTTTAACATAAATAGAGATTTATCAAGGATTGAATCAATATCAACCTTATGTTCTTTACCTTTATATACATAGCTCATTGTTTCTTTTAGAGATTCTTCAGCTTTCTGTTTTGTATCTTTTGGCTGAGAATCAGTACTAGAACCAGCGTGCACGGTATTTGTTATGTCGTCTTCTTTTTTGTTTTTATCTTGTTTTTTTGCCTTGCCACTACTAGATGAACTCTTGTCATACTTTTCATTATATGTTCCGTACACTACATCAACAGTAGCGTCAAGTGTGTATTCTTTCCCGTCTAAATGAGTTATTTTATTATAGTTTTCTCTTGCATGCTTTCCTGTCATAAAAGGTTTTATTCCATTGTCTTTATTGACATAATCTGTTATATGAAGAGGCGTTCCATCAGGTTGCCTAGAATACACTGTTCCATTTGCCTCAACAAGAACAGTTCTGTATTCCATATCATCATTCTTAAAGTGCCCGATAACAGTTACTTTAGCATTATCACCTTCCTTGCCAGGAATTTCTGGGCCATAACTATACTCGCCCTCAGGATTAAAATTAAATGTTATATGCTTTCCATCACTAAGCTTGAACTGACTAAATAATTTAATCTTGTCTCCATTTATAAACAGTGCATTAAATTTATTGCTGATCTTTTTGCGGATATTTACACCTTTACCTGCGTTGTTAAATCTTACTCCGGATGCCATAACTCCATGTATTGCAAGCTTAAGTATGTCTGCATCTACAATTTCTTTTGAACTAATCTCGTTGAATTGCTTATTCGTTACTTTTGATATTCTACCTTTTATATTGTTCCATAGTTTGATAACATTATTTTTAAGAGTTGTAGATGTAATGTTTCCACTCTGCTTATTTATATGTTTTATTGCAGCATATGTCAATTTTGCCGTAGAGTCCTCTGCTACCATTACTGCTTCAAATTCAGCAGTCCTATGCAGTTCGTCTTCTATCTTAAGCACGTCCTGTATACGTTTAGGAAGCTTATTTATTACTTTTTCGTCAAGTCTTGAAAGTATCTCTAGTGTCTTTTTTATATATTTTGCATTTTGATCAGATTTTCCACTCGCAGAATATAAGTACCCAACAGTAGAATAGTGAACTATCTCGTGTGCTATTGCAGTTTCAATATCTAGGCCAGAACCAGACAGTGATTCTTTTGTACCTATAGTAATTCCATGTACGCTAGGGTCATACGAGAATTCAGAACCAGATGTGAGAGACTTAACATTTTCACTTTTTATGAATTCAGATATTATTTGATTATCTTTATACTTATTTATGTCAAGTGTTTTGTTCTCTGCTCTTTTTACTAATTCTCCTATAATATTAGATAGGACTTCAACATCGTGCGATGCATCATGTGCCTTACCATCTTTTTTTACACCTAATAGACTTTCTACTGCAGATTGCGTCCTATCAAACTTTGTTCTGTTGTTACCTTTGTTGTCTACAAATTCAACGTCATCTTCATTTGAGTCTCTTAGCTCGCTAACAGCAAGCAATTTTGCATCAAATATTTCAAATTTGTTTGATAGAAGTTCATCTACGCCAGAATATGATGACAATATATCGAAGTCAGACTTTATACCATTGTATGCAATTATTGGAGTCTTTCCTCCATCAACGCTTAATGATTCAAGAGCGTCTCGTATTGATTTTGCAACACTATCCTCGTTGTATTCTTTTGCTGAGTCAGGTATGTCTCGCTTATATTCACTGTACTCTTTCATATCAAGTATAGCATCGAAGTCATTGCTTGACGGCTTATATTCGAACGTTACAGGATCTCCATCTTGTACAATTGTGCCATTTTCATATTTATATTTTCTTGCGTACAGCTGTAGTAGTTCTTTTGATTTTCCGCCTTTAGCATGGTCATATCGTCTTTCGTCGCTAGGGTCAAATGTATTTTCAATATCTATTACAACAACAGGTTCTCCACTAGAGACAATATCAATTATCTTGTTAGCGTGATCTGTTACAAACTCTGATATTTTATCTCCATCTATAAATGGTCTATCTTTATGTCCAGTAGGAGTTATTGCATATGTATCAAGATATTCACTGCTTATTTCGTCTTTCCATGACGATGTATCTGCATCATTGTTGTTGCCGTTGTTATTATTATCATTTTCTGTAACGTCTATATAAGTGTCTTTTTTATCTGATTCTATATCATTATTATCCAACCTATAGTTTTCTTTGCCTGCAATATTGTTTCCATTAAACCCAAACAATAAGTGGTTCTCAGACATACCAGCATTATATACATACTTCTTGATGAACTTTCTTTTTTTATCTATTTTTTCACTGACAGAATCAAGATTGTTTGTGTTGTCTATAAATATTGACTTCTTTATTTGCTCTGCAGAAATAATATTTTCATCATGTCCAACATCTGCTATCTGATCCTGAAATGAATCATATAGCAGAACCAGTTGCTCGGATATATCATATTCATAGTTTATTTCAGATGTAAGTTTTTGATACTCAACATCATATATGTCACCATACACTGGTACACTATGTATAGCATCATATATTCCAGCTGTACCATTCTGAAGTACATTTAGCAGGTCATCACGATCATTCTCAAGTGACCTGATGTACTCATTGTCAGATCCATCAATCCTGTTTAGTTCACGTACCTCTAGGTTTATATCAAGTATCTTTTGCTTAATTATGCGTCTTGTGTTTCTGTGTGCTAACTTTTCTAGTCCTGAATCTATGCTATGTATACCAGATACTGCTGGAATTAATCCATTTGATAGCTCCTTCTTTATAGGAACATATCCAGCTCTGTCAGATTCTACAAGAACCTGTCGCTTAGAAGTTATTGGCATTCCGTACTGCTTAATCATTTTCATGTACCATGCTCTATACTCAGGAGTACCTTTTGCAGTAATCTTTAAGTTATCTTCACTATGTGTTTTGCCATATAAGATATGGTCAGGATTACGTTCTACTCCATTGTCATCAGTATTACTTTCTGTTATTATCATCCATGTTCCTGCAGGAATTATCATCCTAGGGAACCTGTCGGCAGCATCATGATAGTGTTTACTTGCGTCAGAATAGAATGTGTCTATATTTCTGTAATATGAGCTTAGATCATTCTTGTATGCAGTAGTAGCTTGACCAAGCGTGCTATCAAGTAGCCCAGCTAGCCTATCAACTAACCCAACACCTTCCTGTGCAAAGTATGCTTGAATTGCAAGATAAACTCCAGGTATAGCAGCAAAATCTAATTCAGTATGCTTAGATAGATCTAAAACATTTTCGTACTTATGAAGTTCTGCAGATTTATACAGATCTTCGTCAACTTCTTTTATTGATGAAACAAGTAAGTTTAGTGCTGAAACCCTATCGTTAGTGCTTCCACTTGTTGCGGCAGTATCTAAGTACTCAAATACATCATTAGTCATGTCTCTTGATGCAGACGCTCTTGTCCCAGCAGCCCCTGCTTGATAGTTTTTAACCATAGTAACTGGCTTAAGCATGTCGCGTATAGATCCAAATATTCCAAGACTTGTAAACTTAGACATTACAGTAAAAGTTGATTCATCGGTATCTTCTTCTTGAGAGTTTGCATGTTCATCGTCTACTGCTTTTCTTAGTATTGCATATGCATCTGCAAGATATTCATCTTCACTAAGATCTTTTCCAGAATCCTTTGCAATCTTCATTTTGATAAGTAAATCTTTTATCATCTCATCAGCCACATCATTAGAGCCTAGTGCTTGATATAATGTCAATATTACACCAGAAGCAGTTGCATCAGACTTGGTTCTGTAATGAGTGGTTATTTTGTCAGATCCTGATTCTTTTGCACTTCTAATATCAGATATTGCAGATAAAGAGTCTATTGCTGACCAAACGCTCTTGGTTTTGAATTTAAACTTAGTTGCTTTTCCGGAAACCATTATTTCATTTTTAGCAAGTATCTTCATTAGCGTTGACATTGCTGACACTCTTTGATCACTAGTTAACTCTTTATTCTGAGTCTTTCTAAATAGCTTAACAAGATTATCTAATGGCTTATTTATTCCTTCGTTTTCTATAGCTTGATACCGCTTTATCTCTTCTTGTATTTCACTTGATCCTATGAATTCGTCGACTATAGAACCGAACACCTTGTAATATGCAGATGTTCCAACTTTAAAGCTTGACTCTCCGCCAGAAACTATTGACCTAGACATTTTGTCTGATATTTCATTAAGTACATTTGATGTTGGCATTGAACGACTATTTCTTACTATCTTATGCTTCTTTACATATTTTTTCCCATCTTTGAACCTGTCGAATGTAATAAGTAGATTTGCTAGTGGAGTCTCTTTAGAGATTGACATGCCGACCTCATTATCTACTCTTTCCTGCGTCAACGCACCATCATATGAACCAAAAATCTTATTCTTAAGTGCTACATCTTTTATTCCAATAGATTCATACACTTTATTTAGAGAGACCTTATCATCTATTCCAGAATCATTATTAAACACATTGCTCATACTTGATAAAAGGTCGTTGAATATTGGGTTAATCATATTTTCTGTTTTTGAAAGACCAACCTTGTCTTCAGTAAATATTTTTGCATACTCATCTGGAACTCCAAGATTTTGCTTTCCATCATTGCCAGATCCTTGCTCTACAGTAAATAATTGATTTTTTAATTCAGTAGGAACTCTATATTTTTCATTTGGAGGGATTGTATCGTCTGCGGCATCAAGTTCTTCTTTTTTTATTAGCTTCTCAATATAGCTATTGTTTGTTGGTGCTTCCATATTTTGAGTTGTTGTCATCTTATTTATTGCTTGTGATGCGTTATACGTTGCCTGCAAAACTGGATATGCAGTTATTTTTTTAGTATTAAAAGAACCAGTGTTTAGAATCTCTGCAACAGTATTCTTGTCTTCAGGTTTTGTTGATTTTCCTAATAGCTTTGTTGTGTTTATATATATAGCATCTGCACCGTCAATAATTGGTTCTACACTTATATTGCCTCCAAACATATCTTTAAAGTTATTATTTAGTGTTTGTCCATTCTCTATTACTTTAACTAACCCATTACCGTATTCATCTACTGCAACCTCTGTTAGTGCATTAACTGCAGATTTTCCTATTGATATATACGCTTCATTAGCAGATATTGTGTCTGTCTCAAACTTGATTCCAGATGCTATTGCTATCTGCCTACCTATTGCTCCATACAGATTAATTGAACTAAGAATTGTTGTTCCATACTCAGATTTTAGAGTATCTTTTACAGACAACTTATCTTCTGGAGACAAGTTGAGATTCTGTAATATATGATTTTCTGCTTTTCCAGCATTTGCTATTGCATTAAATGCTATACCTACAGCACGCATAGTTGAACCTATAGTTCTTATCTCCTTATTTAGGAGCTCTTCATTTTCATCTTTTGATAACTTATCATTATACTTATATCCTACTGGATCTACTCCATCTATATCTAGTATTCCGTCGAATAATATATTTGCTGAGGTGTTTCCTATCTTTGTTCTTGACTTGTTTATTGCACTATGTATAGCAGATTTTATTTTTGGAATCTTTACTTCGCTATCAAGCTTAGACATAATCTCTTCTTTAATTGAAGCATCAATATTTGACATCATGTATACATAGTCTTCTGCTTTAATAGACTGAATATTCCAAGCAATAGGAGTGCTGCTTCCTGAACTATTATCCAATACTGCAGATTTCATTCTTATTTTGCCAGTCTTAGTATTTAATAATATCTTTGCATACTCTTTACATTTTCTCATTATATTCCTTATTATCTTTTAATACAGAAGGTAAATTCTTCTTCAATCAATGCCTGTTTTTCACTATCTACAAGCTCTTCATCTGATATTATATCGTACAACTCTTCAATCTCGTATTCATTTTCAATCTTCTCATTGTGTGATAAATATACTATTTCATCTTTGTTCTTTTTTATATTTTTAATCTCTTCTTTTAACTCACTCTTCCTTCTTATCTGTTCTATGTCTGCGTTTCCAGAGTTTATTTCCTGTTCGATTCCAAGCAACTCACTTTCAATTTTGTATTGCTTCTTATCTAGCTTTTTCATCTCTTTATCTATCTGTTTTGAGCTCTTGATTAGTTTAGTGTTTCTATATATCTTTTTTTGCTTACTTGTTAGCTCAGTGTCTGTTGCATTAACGCCTCTAGCATTAATTACTCTTCTAAATATCTCAGCCTCTTTGCTTGTTATATTCTTTGCATCTTCTGCTACATTTATAAGATTATGAACAAATTCAACCTCTTGCTTTGATCTGATACTGCTCTTTTTTGCATACTTCAGTATAGTATTATATGCATCAATATTATGGTTGTCCATAAGATTTGCATCTATGATTTCATCGTTTTTTGCAGATTTTAGTCCAGTTGCAGCTTCGCCTATTATTGCAACAAGTGTTTTGTTATATTCTTTTGGACTAGAGTTTTCATCTGAGTCAAAAACTATATTTAGACTGTTTATCGCAGACTTTAGGTTCTCAGCTTTCTTTTTGTCTAAACCAGAGCTGTTGTATAGTTTTTCGGCTACATCCTGCAGGAGACGCATTCCTTCATCTTGAGATGTTATTGCAAGGCTATATGAACGCATTATTCCCTGTATTTGGTCAATAACTTCGTTTGAATACTTATATGTACTCTTTTTTGCAACCTCTGATGATATATTTTTAAGAACGTCTCTCGTGTGTATATTCTTTGATGAGTTTATCCTAGTAGCAAAGTCTTCACCATCCTGCTCCTCAACTTTTGCTATTTCTATTCTAGCAGCATTTCTTGTTTTAAATACTGATTCTATTGCAGCTTTCATTGCCTTACTTGCAGACGGATCATTAAAGGCTTCCTTTAGCGACTCATCTGAATATGTTCTTATATTCTTTTCTATCTTGCTTTTTGTCCCAAATGATCTCAATTTATGCATGAATGTTTTAGGGTCACTTTTGTACTCGTTTACATCTATCTTGTCATTACTAAACTCATTTACAGCAGAACCTGACGACAATGCTTCTTGTCTCTTTATCTTGTGTCCATCTAACCTATCAAGCCTTGCTTGAATTGTTTTTGCTAGAGTATCAGCTTTATTGTTTATAGCGTTTACTTGTTCATGAATAATACCATTGTCTTTATCAAATACACTCTTTTCTACTGTGTATAGTGGACTATACTTGCTGTTTCCTACAGTATGTAATCTATCCATTGAATATATATTTGTTCCAGGAAGAAATATTTCTCTACTAGTGCCACTGGTTCTTGTATTGTTGTCAATTTTATGCATATCTCTTTTTTGCTCTGGAGTAGCATTAAGATACAGTTCCTTCATGTATGCCTGACGCTCATCTGTATCCATAAGACTTATTTTCTTCATAACTTCTTCATCAACAGCACCAGAATCACCAAGAATTTTGTCTTTAACACCTAAAGCGTTAAGAGTTTCAGTGGTTATAAAACTTGATTTTGAAAACTCTTCAGCAGCTTTTTCGTTATACTCATCATTATTGTCGAACACTGACAGCATAGATTGCTCTCTTATTGCATTACCTAAGTCTCTTACTTCAGGTATTGCTGAGTCTGTTAGCTCTGATATGTCTTTTGCTTTTTTTGTTGCTTCTACTGCGTCTTTCATTATATGCCAGTTATCTTGCATAACTTCAATATCTTTAGACTCATTTGCAGCATAAAAATCAAAATCAGTTTGATCCATATTGTTAACCATCGTATCGATGTTTGCTTTAGCTCTTTTTTCTGCAATTTTTGTATTAACAGATTTTGCAAAACTTTTAGCAAAAGACAAAGAGCTTGAAGGAGCTTTTGGCACCATATGCATCAATCCACCTGCTCCAGCACCAGCTATTGCAGCTTGAAACGCTTGGCTTCTATTCTTTTCGTCACGCAGAATGTCTTCGACATCCTTTTCGCTTATTCCATATTGTTGTCCAATTATCTCTCCCCATGTCTGAGTATACTCTTGAAATCCTTCCTCAGTCATACTTGCTAATGCAGAACCAGTTTTATTCAATAGCTTGTTTGTAAAAAATGGCTTTAGAGTATCTGGCATTTTGTTATATGACGACTTTAATATTGACGTTGTTGGCTTTGTTGCTTTTGACAACTTACTTATTCCAGATACGTGATCAAAGGATAGCTTATCAAGAAGTGTAAAAGGCATCTCGAATGCATACAGTGCTGTAGCTTCTCCAACACTAACTGATGGATCTTCTCCTGCTTCAAGCTTTGCCTTTATTCTCTCATCAAGTATTCTGTTTGTGTTTACTAAGTTTATTGTCTCGACTCCAGCACCTTTAGCAAGCAAGTTTAAGCCTTTAAGCATCTGCTCAGAGTCTTTGTATTTATTGTATACGCTCAACTCTCTAGGCTTAAACGATGCCTTTCCTACATCAACTATTTTCTTTATATCAGATGCTGATGCCCCAGCAGCCTTTGCTTTATTTACGTTTGCAACCAATCTTAGTGCTCCAGCTGTACCTGATACTTCACTTACGCCTATAGACATACCAGCCATGTACGGTAACGACTCAGCTACGAATGACGGTGCAGACTGTGCAACACTCCATAGTCCAGATGCTATATCGCCACGATTAAACGCAGCTTCAGCTTCTACAACTTTACTTTGAGCGTAATGCCTATCATATCCAACAAATTTATCTGCCCATTCTTGCTGATAATCATTAAGAAGCGTGTTGTCATCACCAGGAAGCAGGTCAAGCAATGCGTCTGCTGTTCCAGTTACGAGACCAAGTGCACCAGCCTGAAACGCGTCAACGAAGTTACTATCCCATGGACGACTCCTACTGTGCTGATACATAAATTTTGATCGTTCAAGGTTTCTAGCATAATCTTCACTTGTTCCAGTATCTAATCCTAGAAGATCTTGATCATATAGTTCTGTTTTCCCTGCACCAAAATTTATACCTGATGCTTCATCTCTAGACTTTAGCCCATCAGGAGTCATAACCTTGTCAGATGACATTACTCTATGGTCAAGGTTCTCGTCAAGTGCATGCCATTTGTTTTCCCAATCGAGTGCTCCAGCAAATTTCTTTTCACCAATAAGTTCCCATCCGTCTTGAGTATATTGGTCTTTGTATCTTCCGTATGCACCATCATGTGCATATCCAAGCTTATAGATATATTTTGTGCTTCCATCGTCATTATATCCATCAAATTTCCTAAGGTTATATACTCCACCTTCAGCATCAGGATTATCTTCTGCATTATTATATTGATCTATTAAGTCTTGCCTTGTTAACCCTTTAGCTCCAATAAAGTCTTTATTCTGCATATTATACTTGCGACCATTTCGTTCAGCCTGAAATCCATCTCTATGGGTTATCCAGTCCCCTTGACCATAATCGAGTACATTTTCTGTTGCTTCTAAGAACCAGTCTACGGCGTGTATCCCAGCATTAGCAACTTCTTTTGCTCTGAGCATTGAGTCGCTGTCATTAATGAGTGTTCCATCTTGCTCATACTTGAGATCAGCTTTTCTATATATTGACTTACGCTTTAACTCTGCAGCTCTAGCAAGCTTTGTTCTCCTGTCAAATTGTGCATCTAATTGTTCTATGTCATATTCAGATTGAGCTATTGCTTGCTGTAAATATGGGTCAATTGAAACATCAGGCTCTTTGTCGTACGGAGTATACTCTCCAGTAGTATCATCTATATATCCTTGTGGTTCATCGTCGTATATGTAGTCTTCTGCCATGCATAAGCCTTTTTTATTTTTAATATATTATTGAGGTTATTATATCGTAGTATTGATTTTGTAGAGGTATGACTATGCTACATAAAGAACCAGTTGCGTCACTGGTTCTTTAGTTACGTTATGGCTTATATGTTCCAGCCTCTTTCTCTGCTTTTATTCTATCTGCTTTTGTTTTCTTGTATTGTTCTCTTTTTATCTTTAGCTCAAGTAGTTGTTTTTCTGTAGGATTTTTTAATCCCTCAAGCTCGATGACTCTTTTATTTAACGCAATCTCTTTTTCTTTTTTTATTGCAAGGTTATTTTCAAACACCTTGTGCCCAACGTATGTCTTTTCTTTTCTTGCAGCTTCTCGTCTTTTTTTTGCTTCTGCTGCCTTTACATTTGCTCTTGCTACGTGCCCAGCCATATCAGAGTTCTTTTGCTCTCTCAGTACTTTAACCTTAGCTAGCTTTTGCTGCTGAGTTAAGCCTGGGTCAGATATGACTCCATTAATTCTATCTGTATACACATTATACAGTTTGTTCTCATACTGTCTTGTGCTCATTGTTGCAGGAACAGTTTCAGTCTTTTTTGCATATACTGGAGTAGAATATTTTTTAGCAATAGCTGCTTGCTTCCCATAGAATGCATCATACTCTTTACGCGTTTTGTCGTTTTCTTCTTTTTGCTTTTGCAATGCAAGTATACGTTTTCTTGTAGCAGAATACAGATCTGAATTATCCTTTTTTTCTATCCTATGCTTATCTTCCCATTCAGCTTTTTCGAGATCCGTTGAGAACATTCCAGGTTTATCCCACCATCTGTTTATCGATGGCATAATTTTAGACTCAGCGTATCCTATAGCTCCACCAGCAAGACCACCGGCAATACCACCAGTGGCAGTACCGGCAAGTGCACCAGCAGACATTCTGCTAGCTGTATATGGATCAGGTAATATTGAATCTGCTGTAGTCTTTCTGTTAGTGTCTGTTCCAAAAAACATTGACTTTTGTTCAAGAAACTTAAGCTCTTCTACTTTTCTTTTTGCAGGATCTTTTATTGAATTTATTTTGTTCCAGCCTGAAAGTATATCTTTTTGTACGCCAGTTATCTTTTTATCAGAAGCAACATCTTTCGGTGCATATGTTCCATTTTTTGTTAATATGCTTAATTCACTATCTATTGAGTCAGTGTCGTACTCTTCTCCAGTAATATTATCTTTATCATCAACAGTTCTAGTAACGTCAGTAATATCACTAACAGGCTTAGATATGTTTGCTAACGCATCAAGTAATGCAGCATTTTTGCTTTCCTTCTCTTTTCTATTGGCACTTGCTCTAGCTTCTTCTCTAACATTTGCATCTTTTCTCATTTGAAGTTCATCTAGTTTTAATTGATAGTTTCTATCAAGTTCTGCTTGTCTTGCTGCCTGCTCAGCGTCATATCTATCGTTCTTTAGCTTCTCATCCTCATGCCTCTTTAATGCTCCTCCAAGATTTTGCAGCGACTGATAGAAGCCATTTCCCAAGTTATAACTTATTGCATCTGGAAGTTTTACTACTCTATCAAATCCAGGCATTATACGTAATCCGCTCTATTTTTTTCTCTAACGTCTTTACCAGTTCCTTTATATTCACTTTTAGCTAGATTTTTTTTTGCCGTATTGTTGTCATTATATGCTTTTGCTTGATTATTAAAAGATGTCTTTTGTAGTTTAAAATTTTTATCTGCAATATCTTTTTGCATATACATTCCGTATATATTTGCACCAGCATTCAATAGTTCTCCACCACTTAGCCCTCCTAGACCACCATTTGATCCAATATCTATAGGCTTATCCATCCCAGCAGAGAATGTTTGTTTCACTCCATTTCCTGATAAATCTCCTGTGACTCCAGTAATTCCATTAGGCTTAAATGCTCCAGTATCAAATGAAGACCCAACAGTTCCATCCTTTAGTGTTCCTGTGTACTCTGTCTTGCCAAGACTATCGCCTCCCAATCCAGATATCGAATTACTGATTCCAGCACCAATGTTTCCTATGCCTGAGAATATATCGCTACCAATATTTGATAACCCATCAAAAAAGCCCATGTTGTATCCTTATATGTTTTATACAATTATAGCAGAACTAACCTGCCACAATATTTACTCTTGTGTTTAGTTCTGTTGATGAATCAAATAGTGACTCATAATTGTATGGGCCATCATACATTGTTGAATATAATGCGTCAGGAGACTGAGAGTCTACAGCGGATACAGTTGACGACAAATCAGCCTTCAAGACATGAGTATCAGAGTTCTCACTATTTCTTCTTGCTGACTCAAGAAGACTATTTCTTTCTTCTTCATCTTTCATGTCTTGAGCTTTAAACGAGTTAACAATATCCATAGCTGATGATGCAAATGATGTTATTTCTGAAGCAAGCTTCAAGAATGCCTCAGATGTAAACTTTGTTAAGTCTTGTATCATATTTTGAAAATTTCCTAGTCCTGTAACTATAAATGATAATATTGATCTAAGTAATGGACTTTTTATAAGTTCAAGTGCTTTTGATATTATGAAAGAGATTACTGTATTTACAACAAAATTTGTAATTGTGACTACAAGACTTGCTCCACCAGTAAGTATTGCTATGAATAAAGATATTATTAGGCCAAGAAACTTGTCATACCAGTGAGTCTTAACTACTTTTATAGCATATGCAAGAAAAAAAGTACCATATTCTTTTACAACTGAGTATGTTGTGAAGTCTGCACTATTCATTATATCAAGAGGTATGAGGAGCCTTGGTTCTGTGCTCTTTATTTTTGAATATTCTGATGTATCAGTGTTTGATATATCTGTAGTTCTTATGAATTTGTGACCAGATATTGATGTTATTTGCTCACAAGAAGCTATGTGTATATCTCTATACTGTGTTGCATTTAACTGCGTCTTTAGGGATATGTATCTAGATTTTACTGTAAGAGTTTCGCCTTCATCAAGTGAGATTAAATCACTTAAAGTATAATAATATTCGTATGCGTTTCCTTTGTCAAAAGATTCCTTATGTGATCCTTCAATTGAATAGTATGATTGATCAATATACTGCATCCTTCCAAGAAACCATGCTAGGTCATGTTCCTCTGTTGTGTACACAGTAGTTATGTCAGATGCACCAACACGAATAGAACCATCTTTTTTTTCAGAACCAGAAACTGCACCATCTACTATCTCTGATTCATAATTTAATGTTGTTGTAATTGTTAGTGTATGTGTAGAAAACGATGTTGTGCCAGGATCTTGTGACTCTATTATATCTCCAACAAATTTTAGATACTTTGATCTCTTTATTCTGTTCTTTTTTAGCCACCAATCAGACAACTCCTGACTAATTGTAACCTCTGTTTCGTCATCATTGTACTCAGCTTTTCTTAATATATCAACTGGAAACGATTCTGCTTCAGTAGATGTGTATGTTCTAGGATAGATGAAATAGATATCTCTGATTCTTACTCCAGACATTAAATACATATTGTCAAGGTCTGGGTTGTCAAGCGTTTCAATTAAATTGTCTGGTGATAGTGCGTATTTTCTTAAAAGCTTTCTTGTTGTTTTCTTCTCAGTTGACACAACATTGTCTTCTTTTAATGGTATAATTGGAAGCATCTCGGTTCCGGATCCATCAATAACAACAGAGTCATTATCATATAAGTCTATTATGTAATAGTATAAGTCATCGCTATCTTCTCGTCTATATTGTACATACACTGATACATTTTTATAGTCATTATCAAAAGTATGCACAATTGGTTCTATATCATCATTCAACGATGATGCTAGAGTAACCTCTATAGTATCATAATCATCATCAGTAAGTGGATCATCGTCTAGATTAGGAAATGCATACGATACTCTATCATATATAGCCTTACATGTTTTCTGATTATCTTCATCATCACAATCTTCATTGTCGCAGTCGTCATTGTCCTCACAACACTTACACTCTACGATACCATCAGCACCACTACAACACAAGTCGTCACTATTTGACCCATCATATTTTGTAATTATGCTAAAAAACTTATGATCGAATTCGTCATTATATTTATCTTGCAGAAACTTTAACGACAGTATCGATAGATTATTTACAGATACGGATGTAGTGTATATTGAATACGCTAAAGAGTCATACTCTTGTATTTCTTGTAGCAGTTTATCATTGTCTATACTTGATGTGTCGATATCACTCTTATATTCTATGTTGTACTTATCAAGATATCTTTTTGAGAATCTTCCTCTATAGCTTCTTTTAAATTCAAAATAACTATCAGAGAATTCTTTAAAACTGCTAGAATCTGCATATGATGACAACTTTGCATCTCTAACAGTTTTATCTTTATCATATAAATCTACAAACGAAAGAGATGTGAATGTCTTATGCCCCATATTTAAATACCTTTTTAACTCTGTCTACAAATGATTTCTTAAAAGAATATACATTTGATCCTTTAATTGCAACATTATCGACATACCTATAGAATGATTTATTGTTTTCATGATATATCAATATTTTATCAACGTCATAGTTTGAAAACAAATGGTTTAACAAATACAATGATATTTTTGTATGCCTATAGTCAATTGAAGTATAATAGTCTTCAACAATAATGTAGTCTCCTGATTCTACTATCTGTATATGTCCAGCATAGTTGCCGTATAAAAATAAACACATTGAGCTTTTGTCTTTAGATAGAACTGTTCGTATTTTTATTTTAACATCATGCCTTTCGTTTATATTAGAATACATATTGCCAATTATAGTTCTAAACATTGATATTCTGTCTCTCTTCCATAATTTTTTTGCATTAAATATTTTTAAACCATTATGTGAAACTATAACCTTACTGTTTACCACAATATGTTTCCTTCCTCCATATCTTTTACTATGTCTGTCATAAGTATTTTCCCTGCAGATATTAATAGCCTAGAATCTTCTACTGAATCAAGTGTTGCGATGCTATTTGTTCCAATAATTACATCATCGCTATCACTTGTGTTTGCGATAGATCTAGTTTTTTTATCAATTATAGCATACAGTGCATACATTGACTCAGAATATAAATTACTATGAGGAGAAAAAACAAAGTTTCCTGTGGGGATAGAAAACTCTATAACTGTAGTGTCTGATATAATAATCTGCTTGCCAATCACTTCAATCTTTTCTATTCCAGTAAAATTTCTATTTCCTGACACAAGAATAAGAACAAATGAATCTGCAATGTTTCCACCACTCACACCATTTATTTTTACGTCAAACACTATCTTAGCTATATTCTCAGCCTTGTCAATAAAAAAGTTGAAGTTATTTGAGTTTACATTGTATTGCTCAAACTCATTGTCGTTAGCGTACTCATCATTGTTCATTATATTAGCAGATAGTATGTCTCTCAATTCTACGGTTGATTCTTTCATTGATTATTCTCCAATTATGGTTATGTTGTTCTCAAGCATTTATCTTGTATATTTTATTGAGTATTCTTTAAATAGACATTCGATATCTATATACACTAGCGACTCCATATCACCTATCTCAACAGATATACCAAGTATGGCTCCATTGGATGACAGGTTCTTGCCGAAAGAAGAAAATGACTCATCTCCTATAGTGCTGAAGTCTATTGCTATAAGAAAAATTAAATTTATCTTATCACTGCTCTCGTATTTAGATACATAATAAAAATATACACGTCCATATTTATCTGTTCCAAGCAACTCACTATTAAGTGATGACACAACCAAAATATTTCCTATAAACATTGATGAATATCCATATGAGCCTGGGATGCTGGTCCCGTCGTCATTTGTTAGTGACAGCGGCATATTAATAAAACCGTCATTATCTTTTGTTCCGGTATATGTAGTTATATCTGATAGTTTATGAAAGTCTATACCTCTTCTGGTCTTATCTGTTCCATCGATAGTGGTGTATGTGATAGATGACGTATTCACTACAGACAAAAATTCTCCAGAATTATGAAAACTACATGCTCTTGAACCAAGATATGAGTCGTTCTCTCTGTTTATTGCAGTGTTGTACCATGTATCTATATTCTGTGCACACACTTTAAAGTGGCCATCCGACACATTGTATATTACTACACACGATGTCGAATGTTTATAAGCACCGGAACCAGGTACACCGATAAGCTCAAAAATAACATCTCCAATTCCTATTGATATATTGTCGTAAGACACAGAGATTACAGCTCCATACATGTTAAACCTTACTATGTTGTCATCATCGTCTCTATACACATCTTCATGTGATATAAAGCTAGATGGAGTGTATTTTTTTGTAAACACATTGCTTACTGTTTTTTCATTGTCATCGAATGTTAGCCTACAGTACTCAACGCACTCATTTTCAGTGTAATTGTTTTTTGATGGAAAACCTACAGCAGCAGCAACTTTAATTATGCTGTCAGATACGTCAACAAATAATGCCAATGTTTGGCCAGTATCACATAGTCCAACAAGATTCCTTTGCTCAGTTCTTATATCATGAATGGCAGTATACTTTTCAGTTTCGTCATCGAATGCATACAATATTGCAACAACATCATTTATTGTACTGTTAACTATTGTAGTAGGCCTAACGGCAATTAATAAAAATTTGTCTCTAGCTATTGCATTCGTAATCAGGTATGGGTTGTCTTCATTCTTCATAACTCCGTACGGATACAAATGCTGATATGCATTACCATTGTTTCTGTTGTCTCCATATACAGCAACAAAGCTAGAATAATAACATCCAGTAGAATAGTCAATGTATGGATCAGCTATGTCTTCAACTTCACCAATGCATCCATAATGTATATTATCAATAATAAATGAGTGGTTACGTTTTTTGGTTAGAGATAAATCAGCAATCTTGAAAAAATCATTACATCCAACCACATCGTCACTGGTTCTTGCAGAGACATCAAATGGTTTGATTATTCTATTTATGGTGAGATTATTTGTCAACATGTTAGGACTCTATTACTCTATTTTTTATCTCATCAAACATATTGTTTAGCGATACCTCGTTAAAACAATCAGCTACAGTTTCAAGATCAGCAGCTTCAAATACCATTGCGTATGCTTGAGCTTGAACTTCAAATATTTTCTGTCTTGCATTATCTCTAAATCCTTCAGCCTGAATACCATAAAGGTCTGCTTGTGCACCCATTAGATCTTGAGAGTTTTTACAATCACATTCCCATTTTGCTATTTGAGAATCATCAATACGAATCTTCTCGTCATTCATTCTCTCTTGCTCAATAATATCACTAGATATCTTTTCAATTTGCTTATCCTCTAGCTCCATATCTTTGTATGTTTTTTCTATCTGCTTTGAATCTACAAGAATCTTACTATCAGTTTGTTTTGTTGCGTTGTCACAATCACATTCCATTTTAGCAATCTTTGCAGTATTCATTCTGTTCTCTTCACTTATCTGAGCATCATCAACACGAATCTTCTCAACTAATGTTCTCTCACTTATGTCACAATCACATTCCATTTTAGCAATTTGAGCATCATCGACACGTGTTCTTTCTGCTAGGTCTGCATTATCAAGTAGCATCTTGTGATACTGATACTTAACTTGAGCGTCAACATTTGCTATTTCTTTTTGTGCCTTACCGTGACTTAGCTCGAACATTACAGCTTGTTGCATAGCCGCTGTAAGTGCTTGAGCAAATACTTCACCTGCTGCAGAACCAGTTAAGTGACCTTTTGCTTTTGCGTCGGCTATATGAACAGATGACAACGATAACAGTTGTCCAAAATATCCACCGTTTTCAAGCGTTCCATTGCCAACAATATCAGAGAATGATATATTTTCGCATTTAGTGTATGAATCACACTCACCAATTGTTGTTTTCTCTGAGATTATCTTTATATATGATTCTTCTAGCTCTGTCATTTATTTTTGTCCTTACATAATTATATATCACACTAGAACCAGTGTGCTGCTACTGGCTCTATCTAATATATTAATCTAAGTCTCTAGTAGAGTTCTCTCTAATTATTTGTCTCTTTGCAATTATGGCAAGTTCTTCTTTTGTTGGAAGTGGAAGCTCTTGTATAATATATGCAGGTATTGTCTCCTGCTTTACAACTACACCTTCATCGTTTGTTATTGACTTTATAATTTTCTTATTCTTTAGATTATTAAGTGCACCTTTACGTATCATCCATGGTTTACCAACAACAAAGATGTCCGTATAATGGCCTGTACTATTACCCCACGTAACGTACTCTGCCTGAGTTGATAATCTATTTTGATTTGGGTCGTTTGAGTTTATTATTACACGAACTTTAAATTGGTTCTCTCTTTTTTTCTTCAATCTTGATCTTGCCTTGTCTTTTCTCTTTTGCTCTTCAATTTCTTCAGGTGTAAGATTTATAATTGCAGGCGTTGTAACGTTATCTGTTGCACTTGGAATTATTCCTGCCTCAAGCTCCATCTTTGCAATCTCTGCATCTATTTCATCGTCTGTGGCTACAGATGTTTTTGGGATAGCTGCTTCATACTCAGATATAGCAAGTAAAAGCTCTGCCTTTGTTGGTTTACTTACATTCTTTGACTCAACATTGATTCCCATAAGAGTACAATACTCAGTTAATTCTTTATTTGTCATACTGCTTGTGTCTTTTTGCATTGCTGTGTGTTCCTTTGTTTTATTGTATATGTATAGTCATAAAGTACAATATATGTAACGTATACGTATATGTAGATGTATTATATCACAAGTTGTTGAAGTTGCGGAATGCGTGTCAATGATTTTATTAAGTATATGTAGCGAAATTGTATAGATAGAGACTAGACAATGAATCGTCTAGCTTGCGTATCTCCACTGATAACCTCTATGGGTTTTTATTTTTCCATTACAGCAATTTGATATTTGGTTAGCTAAACTGTTCGTAGATTCAGCAGCTTCTTTTATGCTATTAAATACCTTTAATACAGAACCAGAGTCTAACTGTTCTACGCGTCTATTTCTTACTGAGTTACACAATATAGATGTTGGAATTATTTCTATGTTGTCATTATTTACTGTTATGCTAAGTTTAATATCCCCATATTTTTTTACTGCAGATGTCCATAAAGGAGCAATCACTGAATCAAACTTTTCAGTTGTATTTATTACTGATGGCATATTCTTTGCTCCACCAAGCTTACTTCTTAAGGCTATTTGAGCTTTTCTAAGATAATCAGGTCTAGTGTTTTTCTTACGCTTAATTGAAACTTTTTTTTACATCAATATCATATTGACTCTTCTGCACTGGTTCTTTATGAACAAGTTTTGAGCTTTTAGGTGTTGTATGTTTTATGGTTGTTGGAAATATCTTGGATGATGGGTATAACCATTTTTTTCCATCAAGCGTACATTCCACAATATCCATAGCATTTTTAAGTTCGTTGTCGGTTAAATTAAACCATTCGTAGTGAATGTTTACGCTTTTGAAGGTCGCATGTAAGTATTTCTCAACATCTATTGCGTTGTCAATTTCATAATAAGTTATAAGAGAGTAGCTGTGAATAGAGCTTGCTCTTAAAGTCTGTAGTCTGGCTTCGATATTGCTAGTAATCCCTATCTTAATGGCACCCTGATGCTCGATAAAATACAACTTGTTGCTTGAAATTTTATTTGTACTCATCACTATATGCTTTAATGCATTATACTGACTTTTTGTGAGAATAATGCTTTTTGTTTTTTTGTTTCTAATTGTGGGATGAGTTACGTCTAGAATATTTGAAATATCAATTCTGTCGGAAATATCAGTTCGTAAATTATACTTCCTAACTGCAGTCTTTATAACACCAATAGATTTGCCTGTAAGCACTGATAGTGCATTTGTATCATATATATTATTCTCGATTCTTCTCTCTGCATTATTTTTTGATATCAAACTAATGGCTTCGCTTTGAGTTATTGCAACAAATGATGACAAAGAATTACTGCCATCTTTTGACATTATTGTAGCCGATGGGTGTGATATTCGTATATTTGAGTATTGGTCAGATATATGATTATAAAATTCTTTGAGGGTAAAAGCTTTTGTGGCAATTGCCTCATATTTTTTTCTTATTACATCATAGAATGGTTCTGAGGAGATAGATGCTTTATTTTTGTGTTTATTGCCTACTGAATTTTTATTTAAAGCAAATACTTCGCGTCTGCACTCTCTCGACCCACAAGATTTTGCAGAGTACCCTTTAACTAATCTTTTTTCAGTATGTATTTTACAGACTGGACATTCAAACAATCCAAACGTAGCAGACTGTTTTTTGCCAGCATTGCTACGCCACGTTTTTATACCTAAATTTTTTATTAATTTCATGTTAATACTTATTTTTTTATTAATAAGATTATAACGTGAACTATATATATTTAACCTGAAACCCTAGTGGATTTCAGGAATAATTACACCATTTTCATAGAACATGCAATTTGACGAATCCATTCTGGACGTAAATAAAGCATACCAAAGTAGTGAGAGATTGACACTGCACCTTTTTTACCAAACACATCATTGTACGCATCAGCTTTAGGCATTACAGTTGTAACTCTAGCAACATCTCCTTGGAATCCAACAGATGCAAATGATGTCGAACCTACAAATAAGATAGGGAATACATCATATCTTTCTTTCCCATCTGCACCGATTGATGTGTATCTATTTGCTACATCTTCATCATCAACGTCATCTGTTGTGTCTGCACCTTGACCAGAGTAATTTGGCATCTCTGCAACTTCAATAAATCTAAATGCTCCAATTCTACCAATTTCACCTTCAGCTGTATTTGTGCCATCTGCATAGTTTTCAACAGGGTCCCAGATGTTAACGCCATTATGCTCCATATCTTCAAGAGTAGGAAGTGCCTCTTCTCCAACATATACATATCTTGCTTTCCCAATTGGGGTTGTTCCATATTTCTTAGAACCGTCATTCAACGCAGTATCTTTAGGACATCTTGCATCCTTAAGAGACTTGTCCATCATTCTTAAGTCACCATAAGTAAGTGTGTCTCCAGAACCAATCTCATCAATAGCTGTTGCGTCTCCAGAGTACACTCTGTTTTGCTCAGATGCACCAATCAGCCCGTTACGAATCATAGCTTCACGTTGGTCTCCTTGGAGAACACCAAGTTCTTTTGCATAGCGAGTCAATAGACCTTTCTCTGTATCCATATCTAGAGATCTCTTTGTAAATGTCATGTGGATACCGTACTCGGCAACCTGTGCTTCAACCATAAGACGTTTCATACCAACACCGTTGACAACTCCACCTTCTTCTGTTAGTGGAGCAAATGCACCATTCTGCACAGAAATATCTTTTGATCCACCGAACAAATTACCGTTACCACTTAAGATAGAACCAGTGTCACCAGCTGCTGCTTTTGCCTCGTGCTGTGTATCGTACTCACCAAGTTGTGCACCAGATGCATCATATGCGTACCACTTTCCTGCAATAAGCTTTGCACCATTTGCATCAATACCTTGATCATTAATGTTTCTCTCATCAAGAATTGGAATCTCTACATATTTCTTGATTGTGTCTCCATAATGCTTTGGCTGAACCTCAGCACTACCTAGTTGCGAGAATGTTTTAATCTTTCTAGCCTCTGTTACTGCTACTTTTGACCAGAAATGATCATTAAACTGAATACCAATAGAAGAGCCTGTTGCTCCACCAGTTCCAAAACTTTGTGCCATATTTTATTCCTTAAATATTATACTTGTATACTAACTATACATGAGCGAGTTATAGAACTCTTCAAACTTTTCATCATCCAACTTCATTGGATCGAATTTAGTACTCTTTTTTCTAGTAGTAGTCTTTTTCTTACTTACTGATGCCGCTTTCTTGCGTGCATGTTCTGCTGCCTCATTTTTTTCTTTAACCTTAAAAGAATACTCTCTTTCGGCTTTAATCTTAGCAATTTCTGCTTGCACTGCAGCTTCATCAAAACTTTGTCTTGTGTTTACTGCATTCTGGCTTCTATTAATCTCAGCAGCTCTTTGAGCCTGAACAACCTCATTCTCTAATTCGATTACAGCTTCCTTGTACTGATCTATTGACTTTTTGTTTGAAAAAGTACCAAGAACATCTGTCATCTTCTTTTGTGCTATTCTTTCCTGAACCATATCATATACGCCATTACTCATGTGAGACACAAGATCTGATGTGCTATGAGGGTCCTCTAACAACTCCAAAACGCTTTCGTTGTCCCAGTCCTTGCTTATTACAGAGTTAACTCTATCTTGAACACCAAATTGTGATGCATTATCCATAAGATCTTCAACTGCAATATTTAGTGGTGAAGCTACTACATTTGTTGGTTTATAGTTAACTTCTTCCATATCTAGTTCAAGTGGGTCAATATCTGACTGCTTAAGAAATGCTTTTACTGCCTCTTTATCCCCACTCATAGCATTCATCATTAGGTTAAATTTATCTGGATTATCTAGAATGCCATGTTCTTTTAGTGGGTTTATAAACGGTCTATACTCCTTAAACGCCCTCATCTTCTCACTATACCCAGCTGCCATTTGTTGTGCTTGGATTATCTTGTCTGGATCCTTAAATCCTTTCATTGTTTTACCATTTGCAACAAACTCCGACGTAGCCTTATCATAGAACGCTTTGTATTCTTTCATTCTATTTAGCTCTTCAATTGTTCTTTCGTATTCTGCCTTGTAATTAACTTCGTCTTGACTTGTATTGTCAGCGGACTTATCCTCTACTTCATCATTGCTAGAACCATCATCTTGAGTGTTTTCTCCATCTTCAGAGTCATCATCATCGTAAATATCATCTTCTGTATCATCAGTATCGTCGTCACCATACTCATTCGTTTCAGAATCAGATTCTTCATTTAGATCATAATCGTCGTGGTCAGTGTCCTCAATATTCTTGTCATCTACACTCTCTTCTGAAGAGTAATCATTTTCAATTGAGCTATCTTCTTTTAAGCTATCGTCATCATATTTTCCGCTCTGTACATCATCCACAAGAGATTCAAAATCCTCATCGCTCATACCGTCAAAATCTATTGTTGAATCACTCATTCTTCTTCTCCAGTATTAGACAATAGGCTATCTCTTTCATTTTCTAATGCACCAAGATTTTCAGCAGCAAGAAACACATCATTCTGTATTTTACCCATAAATGTTTTAAAGTGTCTAATGGCTGCCATCTTCTCAACACAAGAGTCTAGCTGATCTCTCTTAAGAAAATTTGGTGATAGTAGCGTGTTTGACAATCTTTTGCCTTCGTCCTCAAAATATGCTTGTTCAACTACAGCTTTATACGAATCGTTTTCAACAAGACTTTTTAGATTATCAAATAGCTTTACAAGCCCCTTTGTATGCTCTATCTCTTTGTCTATCTCTTTAATTCGCTCATCAATGTACTGTGTATCTAGTGTAGAATTATCTTCCAGTGCTTGCATATGTATACCCTTTTTTATTTTGTTATCGTAAGAAAAGTGGTGCAATAATGCAGAGCACTTGTTCTTATGACAAAAATTATATCATAATTTATTGTTATATAAATAAAAAGTTGTAAATTATTGCAGTGATGATACAATATTTGCAGCAATCTTAGTTATGTTGTTTGGGTCCTTCACATACTTGCTTTTAGTTTTTTTACCAGCATCAACAAGTCTGTTTCTCTTTATGTTAGAAACACTCGCCTTTACTCCTTCAGGAAGTGACTTAAATATTTCGGCAATATATCTTGGGTCTTCACCATTTGCTTGCATCTCATCTAATTTATTTACAGTATCATTTGCTATTACTTCATTTAAATTATATGTAGATGAAAGTCCAAGACCACTATTATCAATCATTATGTATCCTTTGCTACTATATATTGGTATCGTTGTTATTTTTAATACTCATCTGATAAGAACCAACAAGTGCTCTAAGCTCTTCAAGTTCTCTTGCATGGTCAAGCTTCATCTTTTCCATTTCCTGTTCATGCTTCATTTTAGCTATCATCTCATCAATCTTGTCTTCCCTTTCATTTCCGTCAAATTTATTCAAGAACGAAAGATTTGCATTGTCAGTCTCTGCTGCAATCTTGTCTGCCTGTGCATTCTTTAACCTTGCAGTAGCCTTGTTTTCCTCAGTCTCACTGTTTAGATTTTGAGCAGTTCTTGATGCTCTTTCCTCTATTTTGCTATCTTCTGATTCTATAAGTTTTGCAGATTTTGCTATCTCCATCTTTAATTTTGCATTCTCAAGCTGTGCATTTTCTAATTGTAGCTGCTGAATCTGTTGTTGCATTTGATCTGGTTCTGGCTGAAACTCCTCAACTTCTTTTGCTAGATCAGGCTCTTTCCATAGCTTAGCGATTCTTGCATATATTATTTTAGACAATCCAGGATCCATACTCGCAGCATTTGTTTGCATTAGTGTATTTAATTTTTCTGCCTTCTCATTATCTTTCTCTGGTGTAGATACATCAACGATTAGGTCAAACTCTCCAGCAAGCTCTTCACGCTTTATCGTAACAAATTCTTCATTTGTTATTCTAATAACTTCTTCTTCTTCTAGAAAAGTCTGGTTCATTATTATTGATTTTCGTGCTATATCTTTAAATATTTGCTCAGATAATCTACGAAGAATACTTAGTTCTCTTTTTGCGGTTGCATCAAGTGCTGACCTTATTCCTGTTGCTACAGAACCAAGTGATTGACTACCTATACCTTGTGAAAAAGATTTTGTTCCTGACATTGACTCTGCATCATTTTGATGGTAATTTATCATATCAAATACAGCTCTAGGAACAGGGTCCACTGATGATTTGTAAATAGCAGTACTAGGATTCATTCCGTGCCTAAAGAATGTAGTCTTTCCAGTCTTGTAGTTCTGTATCTGCAATGGAGATAAGAACTGCTCATCAATGAACTCCTGACCTACTGCCTGAGTAGATGTAATATCGTGTGCAGCACGCATCATGTTACCTATCGCATCTTGATTCTCACTTAGAAGTTCTCCATCCGGTTCTCCATATATCTCATCTTTTCTAGGCATATACTTTGCAAGAGAAAATGGAAGTTCATTAAAAGGAAAAGGATTTTCCTCCATCCTTATTAGAGTTTTCCCTATCCATGTTGCAATTATTGGCTTTGTTTCTCCTGTTCCATCTATATCCCAGTATCCCCAATATTCATATGCTCTTAGTTTTTTTCTAGGGTCGTCGCTAAATTTAAAGTCTGTTTTGCCGTTTTCTCCATCAACCCTAGTATCATGATCATATTCACGTATAGAATCGTTTGCCTCATTCTTGACATTTATTGTGTCAAGGTTCATATAGATACCTGACGACGACACAACATTGCCATCAGCGTCTACCTCTTCTGAATACTCTTGAAGCTTAAGAGTTGACATATCAGTATCATACTCGTGTATAACGAACTGTGCAGAACCAATACTTCCGTTACATGTAGGGTCAATTATTACATCTCTTAGATTACACACTTCATATGTTGGATTATTTCTTGTAACTATTGTTTTTTGATACTCTTCAATCTTTGTACCTATTTGTACAGGCTCGCCAGCGTTTAGCTTTGCCATCATCTCTTCATTTGTCATTTTGCCTTGAGCAACCATAGTCTGAAGAGTTAAAAGTGATTGCTCTGGAGTAGCATACACTGGAACTTCTCTTTCCATTGTAACTTCAGACTCCTCAACTTCCCATCCAGTCTTTACAATAACTGTACCTTCATCGACTATACCTCTAACTATATCACCTACAAGTGCAGTTTTATCTATTTTTGTTGACCATTGGTAGTTGAGAACAAGTTCATTCTGCTCAGATGCCTTTCTGTCTTCATATGTTCTTGGCTTTATTCTAAACATATTTTCTGTATTTAGAAACGGCTCTTCTAATGCTGGATACTTCCACTCTGCTTGCTTTCTTATTAGTTTTGGTCTTATTGAGCTTCTGCCTTTTGCGACCTTCTTCTCTGGTCCTCCATCCATATATACAGAGTACCTATCGAGATTTGCTAGCATTATTCCGTGGTCTGACTGTGCCTCCTGATAATCCTTATATAAATCTTCAAACTTTGGCTCATTCTTCCAGTCAGTTATCTTTACATATGCTTCTACGTCTTCTTCCATAAAACTATTCCTTGTCATGTGTTTTCATAATTATACAATATTATATTTTATCTATGATTGTGTCACTACTTGTTGTGAACACAGAATAGTCTTTTTTGTCTGCATCTATTTCCCATATGTATGAATTCATGCAGTGATTTTTTCCAAAGATAAAATCTATAACACTTGAGAACATGCAAGAATTACTAGAACCCGTTTTGCACAGAAAATATGTATAGCTACTAATTGTATAATTTTCTTTTTCATATATTGCTGCACCACCAGCCTGGTCAAGGCCGATAGCACACACATTTAGATACTTTGATATTTTAGAGTAGATATCATTATCTGATTTATTATATATCTTATACAAAATAGTTACAACAACAACAATAGGAAACAGTACAACTACAAGAATATACGCTACAAGAAGTAGCATTAATTGCTTAAGCATCTATATTGCTTCTTTTTCTGTATACAATAGTTGTAGTACCGGAGGCTCTATTCCTGCAGGAGAATTAGTTCTCCCATCTTCGTTAAATTCAGCACTAACAGATACGACATTTATGTTTTCTGGAATATCATACTTTGGGTGAATATAGTCATCTCTAAACACCTCTACAATATATCTGTTTGATAGGTCAGATACAAATATTCTTCCATTTATTACTGCTATTCCATATGGAGAATTTAATGCGTTCGCTTCGTGAACAGCACCAGAGTAGGCTTCATAATTGTAGTGACCAACAGCAAACTCAATATCTCCAGTTATCATATTAAACGCTATAACTTTAACCATAGCAGGTGATACAATATACATAATGTCTCCATCAATACAGAATGAATTAAGATCAAGCTCTCCAACATCAACATCTTGAGGCTTTCTTATTGTATTTATATGAGATAGCTCTTGAGATTCACTATCGTATTCCATTATATCAACCCTTGTAGAACTTCCAATGTATACAGTGTTTCCTACGTGCGTTATGTCTCTTGGGTTATATATCTCTCCAATAGATGCATCTCCTGTTGTCTTGTACTCAAGCAGTGTCTTTATATAATTACCATCCGTATCAAATAGCTCTACTGTTCCTCTATATATGTCTGTTTCGTCTGCACCGTCATAAACTGCAAGTATTATGTTTCCATCATCTAAAACGTCAATCTTTCTGACATCGCCTAGCTTCCCGTCCTTACACTTTCCTCTAGAGTTATATGTTCCAAATACCCATTCAACAGAACCGTCATCTTTATTAAACGATGCTATCTGCTTATAGTACCCTCCTGATAAATAACTATTTTCTGTTGCCGCAGCACAGAATGGGTACAACATCCCTCCATCTACATTTGTTTTTATTTGACGCATAAGCACCATATTTGAGTCATACACATTTATTCTTTGCCCGTCTCTATCTCCAGTAATGATAGTGTCTTCATCTACAAACATTGCATGTGACTTGTTTGTTATGCTTGAATCTGCATAGTACCCACACATAAAACCATTCTCTATTATTCCGTAGTCATATGGTTCAAGTTCCACAAACTTAAGTTGTGATGCGATCATTCTATCAATACACATAGGCAGTACTGCACTATACGTTTTTGGTTCTGTGTTTATTGCTGCATCAACTACCTTGTAGTCTCCACTCTTAATTAGGTGTAAAAAGTCATTTATCATTGTACTCATATTATTATCCTTGTTGTTTTATTTTGTTTTTTGCATACGTTCTAAGTTCAGAGATAGCGATCTCTGCCTCATCAAACTTCCCATAAGATATAAGATCCTCTATTACATTTCTCTTGTCGTTAATGGCTCTATTCATTAGGGCTACATTCTTCTTTGAGATATGGTTCTTCTCTTTGATTGCATCTTTATTCTTCTTGCTCATTTTACCAAACACATTATGATTTACATTATCAAGCATAAGCTCATACGACTCATACTGCAATGCAAGTGTTTGAGAAGAAAGATAGTGCTTGCCTATGCCTTTTCTTTTTACATTGATTAGTGCATCATACAGTTTCAGATTGTCAAGCTTTCTATCAGGTGTTCCATATGCTATTTTTTTCATATCTTATTGTAATTTATTTTTTAGTAATTGTTTGAACTCGTATGAGCCAAATATCCCATACTCATCACCTACCAACTCAGATATCTCGAATGACTCATTCGTTATGTCATTTAAATCTGCATCTCCGAGTATTTTCCTGGTTGCTTCCTCATCTGAAGTGTCATTGACAATCTTTTTGTCGAACGACCATCTTATAAACATAAGAGAACCTGTGTCAGTGAATGGTAAAGGTGTAAGTAATCGTCCTAGCTCACGGCTCAACTCATTGATTGAATAGTATCCTACAATTTCCCCATCTTCGTCATATTTAGCCATCTTTGGCAACTCTACAGGAACATCTCCCATAGCCTTAGGGTAAACGATATATTCGCCACCACTTTTAAGCCTTTCGGCTAAATCTCTTATTGTACTCATTTACTACTCCGTTTCAACGACTTCTGTACTGTCGTCTGAATATGTTATTGTTACTTTTGAAGTGTTACCATCAATTTTTTTAATGTCTTTTACAACAAGGAAATCTTTCGGTGTATCAAGTGGGAGTGTTATGTATCTCCCATCTACACCACAAACAAGTTTATCGCTACAACTTGTGATTACCCCATTATTGTCAGCATTAAACTTAATTTTTGAAGCACCAATGCTTGAATTATTCAAATCATCCCTACAACTATCTGTATAGTTGTTTATTATAATAAAGTTATATTCCACTAGTATCCTCCAGTAACCGTTACCGTGCAACCATTGTCTCTAAGTGTGTCAATGTTTGCCTTACCATCATCACTTGGTTCTTCATTGTCGCCACCCTCCAGCCTTACATACGTATTTGTTGTATCTCCGTCAACCAGTGCCTTAAGTATTGCATCTATTGCACCTTGAGGTAACTTATTATCTGTTATATATAACTGTCCTCCAGTAATAGATATTGTTCCACCAGCAAAGCCATCTAAATCATTATATGATAGGTTAATTCTAATCAACCTATCTGCATTACTTAAGTCTGGAACGTTTCCGTTTAGGCTATTTCCTCTTACGTAAAAATATTTTACATAATCAAACACAACATTATCTAAATTACCACTAATATTATTATACTCAATATCAACTGTATCAAGTTTTGTATTATTTTCAAATGTAGGTAGTTCCCCACTAAAATTATTGTTATACAGACGTAAATATATTAGCTCTGTATTGTTTTCAAATGTAGGTAGTTCCCCACTAAAATTATTGTTATATATATACAAACTTGATAGCTTTGTATTATTTTCAAATGTAGGTAGTTCACCACTAAGATTATTGGTATTTACGTACAATCTTGATAACTCTGTATTGTTTTCAAATGTAGGTAGTTCTCCACTAAAATTATTGTTACTAAAGTATAAATATATTAGTTTTGTATTATTTTCAAATGTAGGTAGTTCTCCACTAAAATTATTGGTACTTGCATATAAACCTGATAACTCTGTATTATTTTCAAATGTAGGTAGTTCCCCACTAAGATTATTACTACCTATATCAACTATATCAAGTTTTGTATTATTTTCAAATGTAGGTAGTTCCCCACTAAGATTATTGTTATTTACGTACAAACGCTCCAATTCACTATTATTATCCAATGCAGGAATACTACCTACAAGTAGATTATAATCAAGATAAAGCCTTTTAAGCTTCTCGTTAGAAGCCATACTTGGTATTGTGCCAGTAATATAATTATTTCTTATATAAATAAATTCTAGGTTTACAAGTGTATCAACTTTTGGAAGTGTTCCGTAAAAGTTTGAGTGCCCAGTATCAAAATACGTTATCCCATCGCCACTAAATGTGAATATATTATGTTCTTCTGTGATTTGAAGAGACACATCATTGTCATCATCTCCGTAGTATTTAACTCCATTTAATTCAACGTATTCGTCTGCTGGAGATTTAAATGTAAAAATATCAAATGATGTTGTCTTAAAATAGAAATATTTATCGGTAGCTGAACATAAATCATTCATAATCATCTGTGTATCTGTATAGTCACCAACGTACAAACTCAAAATATCATCTTTAATAAAACTTAATTCACTAATCGTTTCATCAAACCACAACTTGCGAATATCATCAGGGTTAGCGTTCAGATGTGTTAAATCATCATCAGTTGTAATTACTCCAAGCAACGTCAGGTCACTAAAGCTTACCGTCCAATTCTTTTCGGTTAAATTTGGAATATCGGTAGTCTTCTTCCATTCTTTATCTTCATAGTCAAACCAAATTATGCTTTTAACAAGAACCTCATCAATCACTCTAGCTTCAAGAATTTCAACATCTCCAGTAAACCCATCAGCATCTAAAATGTTGCCATCTCCAATCGTGTAGAATATACCGTTCATCTCTTTACCATAAAGCGTTCCACTATCATAATTTGAAATTCTAAACTTAATCACACAATCCCCATCGCTTGAAATATCACTTAGATTAGACGTTGCATCATCTGCTGTGTAGCTATTATCTCCGTTGTCTGTCCAATCATCCCCTAGTGTAGCTGTTTGTAGGCTGTCATCAAGCAATGTATGCTTTAGAGGTATGTCAATGCTTTGGTCTGTTCCGTTAAGCTTTATGTGGCTTGAAGCGTTACAGATTAACTTGTCATCAAGTGTACCATCATTTTTAACGTATCTCGTACCGTCTGTATCTGTTAGGATTTCTCCCATTTTATATAGAAGCTGTACTAAGCCTAGAGAGTAGTCAAAATTCCTACTATCGTAAGCCCTATATCCACTGCTGCTATCGTAGTCGAGAAACATCGTCATAATTCTAGAGTTCCATCTCTGACACATAGAAGCTTCTAGGCAGTTTGCCCACTGCACTAATGTAAATGTCCATATTTGCAGAGAATGAACGCTCCGCATATGGAGGTAGCCATCGACCCATATTAGATGGAGTAATCTCATACTCGCTCCATCTAACCTCCGTATTGCCTGCTTGTATTGTTTTTACGTTAGTTATTTTTAGCTGTTCGTCTCCGACACTAATGTTTCTTCCTTTTACTAAATCAATTGTTATCATATTCTATTCTCCTATGCTTTCTATACTTCTTCTATACTAAGGCTACCATCATTAACAAACAGTCTCCATTTCTTGTCATCATTTCTGTCATTTAGTATTACTCCAGTGAGTTCATCGGTGAACTCTATATCTCCCGATACAGAACCAGCTTGATCGTTCCTTAATAATTGGCTAGATTCTAATCCATCAAGTTTATCTGCATCTAATTCTGAACCGGCCCCATCGTTATCGCTATGCCATACTGTGTGACCATTAAATGTAATTGTATCATCATCTTTAATCTTAAGAGACTCAATTGCATTATCGTCTTTATCTCTAATTGTTAGCTCAAGTGCTGTTCCGTTGTCGTACATATTTAGATGACCAGCTCTAGTAGTTGTATCGTCGGCACTTCTGTTTGCCCATAGTTCGATATGATTGTCACTTATTTCAGTCTGATTGTCAGCATCAAGCTTTATGTACATACCGGAGTCTTTTAGTGATGACCCTGCACCTGATGTGGTTACAGATACTTCATTAACACTAGCATTATATTCTTTTGTATCATTGACTAGGCTTATAGACTCATATGTTTCAGTAAGTTTAACGTCTCCATTGCTAATCTCTGCTGAACCTGGTTCTGACTTATTGATTAGCGTTCCATCAGTAATTATAGAAGATTGCTTTGTTGATTCATTTGAATATGTATCATCACTGATTTTCACACTGGTTCTTGATGATGCGAACGTATCAGTTCCATCTGTAATCTCAATTGATTTTTTTGTTAAGGTGTTGCTATAATCATCATCAGATATAGTAATTGATGTCTTCGTTGTAACTGCTGAATCAGTAGTGTCAGACACAGATACAGACGTTTTGCTCATTGCTGATGAGTCTGTACCATCGCTTATATGCGATTCAGTCTTTGATGCATAAAATTCATCGGTACCATCAGTGATAGTAATATCTGTTTTTGTTCCAGTTAAACTATCAGTATCGTCCTTTGTGTATATAGTTGTCTTTGTAACTTTTGTTTCGTCGTTTGAATCTTTTATTTTAACATACTCTTTTGTGGACTCAAATGAATCAACATCATCAATTATTACAAGGCTATCTCTAGTTATCTCACTATAGCTAGTAGTCTCGTCATATATCTTTGAGCTGTCTTTGTTTAGCTTACTGTGGTTTACACCATCTGTTATATCTACAGTTTCTTTTGTAATATCTATTGAATATGTTCCATCATTTATATGAAAATGATCAGTATCTACTAGAGATTCATTACTAGTACTAGTATTTCTGTATGTCGACGTATTGTCAGAGTGTGTGCTTTCGGTATCTCCACCTTCATTGTATATTCTTACTGCAACTTTATTTTCACTTACTACAGGATATGACGTAGCTATTCCAACTGTATTTTCTATTGTTTGTGTTGGTTTATCAGAACCAGATGACAGTTCTGCTGACGCATCTGAATACTTCTCTACACTTCTTTTTCCAACAACTGTAACTTTATCAGAACCAGAGATGTCTATGTTTGACGTAACTCCGTCTTCATTTCTAACATATGCAGTAAGACTTGTTGCGGCCATAATATTCAATACATTATAAGAACCAGTTATTACACCATAGTTGCTGTCATCATTATTGATAGTTGCAGATAACGGTTTAATAGTGTTTCCAGTACCTTCTATATTAAACAGTTTACATTTTCCGTCACTGTTGTTGTCTACATATAATTCTTGCATATTAAATGTATTTCCAACAACATAGTCGCCTATTGCAGATAGCAAGAATGATTTATCGCCGTCAAAATCACTGTCAGATACGTCATGTGTATTTGATATTTTACCACCATTTATTACATTTCCAGTAAGTCCGTTAGCATCTGTTATATTCTAAAGTTTTGCACCAACAATTGGATCTGAGATAATACCTATATTTATAGTGTTCGACGTAACATTTCCGTCTGTAGGCTTAAGCCTTACTCCACACGTTCCATTGATTGTAGACA